GCGCGCCGTCTGGAGCTGACCAAAACAGTCTCCCTGAAACAGCTGGATAGCGAGGCCTTCACCAGCCTGGTGACGGACGGTGTCACGCAGTTCTCCCTCAGCGAGTCGCTGTTTGATAACGACTATCCGGGCCACTACCTGCGGCAGATCAAGTACGTAACCGTCTCGCTGCCTGCGCTGGTGGGACCGTATCAGGATGTGCGGATGACGCTGACCCAGTCCGGTAGCCGCACGCTGCTGAAGGCGGATATCAACGGCGTGAACTACCTCAACGACAGCACCACGGGCAGCGCCAGCAACATCATCACTAACCTGCGGGCCAGCCAGCAGATCGCCGTCTCGTCCGGGTTGAACGACAGCGGAATGTTCGTCCTGAACTTTGGTGACGAACGCTACCTGCCGTTTGAAGGGACGGGGGCAGTATCTGACTGGCAGCTGAAATTCCCGAACGTGAAATCAGCTGAGCAGCAGGCCCTGCTGCAATCTCTGAACGACGTCATTATCCAGGTGCATTACACCGCGCTGTACGGCGGCAGCACCTTTGAGCAGGCGGTTAGCGGAACGCTGTAACAAAAATAATCCGGGCCGTCTGCGGGCGGCCCGTTTCAGGAGATTTTTATGCAACAACAAAATGGTTTTTCTGCAGCGGTTTCCGTCACGCCACCGTCGTTACCCAAAGGCGGCGGGGCGCTGACGGGGATGGGCGAATCGTTGGGTCAGGCAGGCCCGACGGGACTGGCCAGCATGGCGCTGCCGCTGCCCATCACCGGCGGTCGGGGTTTTGCCCCTGGCCTGTCGCTCAGCTACAGCAGCGGCGGCGGCAACAGCGTATTTGGCGTGGGCTGGTTCTGCGAAACCCTGCGTATTACCCGCCGCACCAGCCACGGCGTGCCGCAGTATGACGAAAACGATACGTTTCTGGGGCCGGACGGCGAGGTACTGGTGAAGACCACCAGCACCGCTGGCGAACCCAATCCGACTACCTGTTCAGACTATGGCGACGTCAAATTTTCGCAAACCTATTCGGTGACTCGCTACCAGCCGCGTATCGAGGGATCGTTCAGTCGCCTGGAGTACTGGCACGGCGATAACAACGATGATGCCTTCTGGCTGCTCCACGGCAGCGACGGCACGCTGCATCTGCTGGGTAAAACCGCAGCGGCACGCATCAGCGATCCGCAGAACGCCGCGCATACCGCGCAGTGGCTACTGGAGGAGTCGGTTAGCCCTACCGGCGAGCATATCTATTATTCATACCTGGCGGAAAACGGCGACGGCGTGGCGGCCAGCGACCGCAGCACCAGTGCGATGCGCTACCTTAGCCAGGTGCAGTATGGTAACAAAGCGCCTGCAACGGATCTCTACCTGTGGAGCAGTGATACGCCCGCTGCCGAGTGGCTGTTCACCCTGGTATTTGACTACGGCGAGCGCGGGATCGATCCGCAGACGCCGCCCGCGTTGACCGCCTCTGCCGCATGGCCTGCTCGCCAGGATCCGTACTCTCGCTACGACTATGGGTTTGAGATCCGCGTCCATCGTCTGTGTCGCCAGGTGCTGATGTTCCACCACTTCCCGAGCGAGCTGGGCGAAGCGGATAAGCTGGTCTCCCGTCTGCTGCTGGAATATAACGAAAACCCGGTGCTGACCCAGCTGGTGAGCGCCCGGACGCTGGCCTACGAAGCGGACGGCTACGTGCAGTCGCTGCCGCCGCTGGAGCTACAGTTCAGCCAGCCCGAGGCAAAAAGCAGTGCCGACTGGCAGCAGATGCCTGCGCTGCCGGGCCTGGAGAGCTGGCCCTACGCGCTGGTGGATCTCTACGGCGAAGGCGTACCGGGGGTGCTGTGCCGCACCGGTAACGAGTGGCGCTACAGCGCACCGCAGCGCGGCGAGGAGGGGGGCGACAGCGTCGATTATGCCGACTGGCAGGTACTCCCCAGCGTGCCGGCAATGCAAAACGGCGCAGCCCGGCTGATGGATATCAACGGTGACGGCCAGCTGGACTGGATTGTCGCCCAACCGGGCATGGCGGGCTTCTTTACTCAGAAACCAGATAAGACCTGGAGCGGCTTTACCCCGTTTAGCGCACTGCCCACGGAGTTTTTCCATCCGCAGGCGCAGTTTGCTTCTCTGGTCGGCAGCGGTCTGGCCGACCTGGCACTGATCGGGCCACGATCGGTACGCTTTTATGCCAACGAGGGGGAGAGCTTCAGCATCGGCCTCGACGTTGCGCAGGGAGAGGATGTTACGCTGCCCATCCCCGGTCGCAATGCGCGGGAGCTGGTGGTGTTTGCCGACATGCTCGGCTCCGGCCAGTCGCATCTCTGCCGCATCCGCTATAACGAGGTGACCTGCTGGCCTAACCTGGGTCACGGTCAGTTTGGCGCACCGGTGAGCCTGCCGCTGCCCGCCATTGATGGTCTGGATGAAGACACCTTTAATCCAGAGGATGTGCTGCTGGCGGATATCGACGGCTCGGGCGCGCCGGATATTATCTATATGCAGCACGACCGGGTGCAGATCTGGCGCAACCAGGGCGGGAACGGTTTTGTCACAGGGGAGCCGATCCTGCTGCCGGAAAACGTCTTCTACGATCGCCTCTGCCAGGTCACCGTGGCCGACGTACAGGGTAACGGGATGGCAGAGCTGGTGCTCTCTGTTCCCTATATGACGCCAACCCACTGGCGCTATGCCTTTAATAGCGCCAAGCCTTATCTGCTGAACGGGATAGATAACAATCTCGGTGCCAGCCATACCCTTTGCTATCGCAGTTCAGCCCAGTCATGGCTGGACGAAAAAGCAGAGAACCCACAGGCGGTGCCCGCGCTGCCTTTCGCCATGCAGCTGCTGGTGAAAACGATCACCCTGGACGAGATCACAGGTAATCAGCTCAGCCAGAGCTGCCGCTATTATCAGGGCGTGTACGACGGACGAGAGCGTGAGTTCCGCGGCTTTGGCTACGTCGAAACGGAAGATACCAACAGCGATGCCCTGCCGGTGGGGGATAACACGCCGCTTGCGGCCACCCTGCTGAGCAAAACCTGGTATCACTGTGGCCGGGAGAAAGATGAAACCAGCCTCTACGGCGAGCCGTGGCAGGGAGACAGCGAGGCGGTGGTGCTCAATCCGACCTTGCTCACAGACTATCAGGATGGACAAGAGCACGTCCTTGATGCGCCGGATGACAACACCCGCTGGTGGCTCTTTCGCGCGCTAAAAGGGTCGGTACTGCGCAGCGAAATCTGGGCGCAGGGAGAGAGCTCAGCCCCGTACTCCTGTACCTGGCAGCGGATGCAGGTCCGTCTGGTGCAGGCTGGGGATGTGCCGATTGTGCTGCCGATGGGTCTGGAGCTGGTTGCCAGTGGCTACGAGCAGAGGGCGGACGATCCTGTCGTTGTCCAGCAGGTCACCCTGGTACGGGACGACTACAGCACGCCGCTGCAGCAGGTGAGCGTAGCCTATCCCCGCCGGGCGCAGCATCCGCTCTCTCCTTATCCCAACAATATGCCAGCCGACGCCTGGGATAATACTTACGACGAGCAGCAGCAGAAGCTGCGGCTGACGGAGAGCCTGACGACCGTTATCCATCTTACCGATCCGCAGGGCTGGCGGCTGGGGCTGCCGGATACCCGCCGCGGCAACCAGCTGGTATTCGACAGCGTGCCGGTAGGGGGCATTAGCTATGAAACGCTGAGCGATCCGAATGGATTACTGTCAGATACCCAGACGCGCTATCTGAGCGGGCAGAGCGAGGTGATCTATCTCACCACACCGCCGAACCTGCTGGCGCTAGTGGATCACCAGCAGACTGCCGTGCTGGACAGTATCGCCCTCAAAGCCTATGACGGCGTGGAGATCCCCGCAGACTATGCCTGGGACAAGCTTGGCTACGTCTCTATGTCCGACGATGCGGCCAATCCGCTCTGGGGAACGGAACATAGCTTTACCTATTTCACCGATGAGAACGGTGACTATCTGCCGTTTTATCTGCCGCGCAGCAGCCAGTCAACGAAGCTCGTCACCGCAGTCAGCTATCGCTATGACGACTACGCTCTTTGCGTAATAGAGCAGAGCGACAGCCGCAACAGCACCTCGGCCGCCTATGACTACCGGTTCCTGATGCCCTGGCAGACGACCGATATCAACGCCAACATTCAGGAGGTACAGCTGAATGCGCTGGGCCAGGCCAGAGGCGGCAGCGTCTACGGCACCGAGAACGGCGGCCAGAAGGTCGGGTTCGGCATGGTGTCTGATTATGCCGTCGATCCTACCCTGAGCGTGCAGGTGGCAATCGATGCAGCGACGGCGCCAGGTTATCTCCAGCAGCTGGCCACTATCAGCGTGAACGATATGTTCAGCTGGATGGGAACGGTCACCGAGAGCGAGGCGAACGCAGCAGCAGCAGGGGGCTGGTCGTCACTTCTGGATAACCGGTTCATCACCTTTGACGGACATATCCGTCCAGCGGGCCGCCGGTGGGCACAGGAGAGTGCCGACGATCCGCTGGCGAAGCTGCTGGCAGAGAGCGACCGGGTACCGGTGCATAGCGCAGTGCTGACGGCGGATAACTATCCCGATACGCCCGATCCAGACGATGCCGCGAAGCTGCTCCAGCAGACGGCCATCGTCGTGGGCTACAGCGATGGCTTTGGCCGTGCTCTCCAGCAGTGCGCGCTGGTGCCGGACGGGAAAGCCTGGCATCGTGATGAGGATGGCGAGGTGGATACCGCAGAGGTCGATGCCGCGCCACGCTGGGCGATATCTGGCCGGGTGGAGTATGACAATAAGGGGCAGGTGGTACGCAGCTATCAGCCCTATTTTCTCGACAGCTGGTTGTATGTCACCGATGCCTCCATGCGAACCCAGGGTTACAGCGATACCCTGTACTACGATGCGCTAGGGCGCAATATCCGCACGGTTACAGCAAAAGGCTATCTGCGGCGTAATACGTGGTATTCGTGGTTTACGGTGGCGGAGGATGAGAACGACACCGCAGGGTTACCGGAGGATATAAACGCATAAAAGCAAAAAGCCCGCTGAAAAGCGGGCTTTTTTAAATTTGGCTCCTCTGACTGGACTCGAACCAGTGACATACGGATTAACAGTCCGCCGTTCTACCGACTGAACTACAGAGGAATCGTGTGAACGAGGCGAATAGTAGCGGCGGCGGATCCGCTTGTCAAAGCCTGGATGCGCTTCTCGTGCTCGTTTGCTGACATTTGCAGCAATCTGGCCTATTCATCAGCAAAAGTGATGATTGCGCACCACGCTGGTGCATTTCTACCCCTTATGGGGCAGGCAAAAAAGGCGTTAACTAGGTAGAGCATCAGGCAGGTAATCAGAAACGCTTATAATCCAGCCTGTTAGGCAGAATTAAAACCACTTTTTAAAACTGGCAAGCATCTTGCAACTCCTCCGACAAGACACTGACAAGCACTCACCTATGCGTTGAGTTCCGGAGGCAAAATGAACTTAAGACGGCTGAAGTATTTCGTAAAAATCGTCGATATCGGTAGCCTGACCCAGGCCGCTGAGGTCTTGCATATCGCCCAGCCCGCGCTGAGCCAGCAGGTCGCTACGCTGGAAGGTGAGATGGATCAGCAGCTGTTAATCCGCACCAAGCGCGGTGTCACGCCGACCGAAGCCGGGAAGATCCTCTACACTCACGCCCGCACTATTTTGCGCCAGTGCGAACAGGCCCAGCTGGCAGTGAATAACGTCGGTCAAACCCTGCGCGGACAGGTGGCCATTGGCCTTGCACCGGGCACGGCGGCCTCGTCCATCACCATGCCGCTGCTGCAGGCCGTACGCAACGAGCTGCCGGACGTGATGGTCTACCTGCATGAAAATAGCGGCAGCGATCTTAACGACAAGCTGCTCGGTGGCCAGCTTGATATGGCCGTGCTGTATGAGCGTGCGCCGTCTGCGGGTATCGCCAGCCAGCCGCTGCTGAAAGAGGATCTCTATCTCGTGGGAACCCGAGATTGCCCAGGGCAAAGCGTCGATCTCACCGCCGTAGCGGAGATGAACCTGTTCCTGCCCCGTGACTACAGCGCGGTGCGCCTGCGAGTTGACGAGGCGTTCTCCCTGCGTCGCCTGACGGCAAAAATTATCGGCGAGATTGAATCTATCACCACCTTAACCGCCGCGATTGCCAGCGGAATGGGCGTTACGGTGCTGCCTGAATCCGCCGCACGATCCCTGTGCAGTGCGGCGAACGGCTGGATGGCACGCATTACTGCGCCTTCCATGAGTCTTCCGCTCTCCCTGAATACCTCTGCTCACGGCTCGCTGTCGCCGCAGGCGCAGGCGGTGAAAGATATTCTGATGTCGCTGGTCAGCCGACCGACGCTTGAGAATCGGGAATTGCTGCTCGTCGGCTAGAGTTATTCCTAAAAAGCATAAGTTGCTGGTTTTTATTATTTGTCCTGCCGGGCCTCAGACTTTAACAATAGCGACATGTCTGATGGCTCTGGAGGATGGGATGAATTTCCAGCAACTAAAAATAATTCGTGAAGCGGCACGTCGGGATTACAACCTGACAGAAGTGGCTAACATGCTCTATACGTCGCAGTCCGGCGTCAGCCGTCATATCCGCGAGCTGGAGGAGGAGCTGGGCATAGAGATCTTCATCCGCCGGGGTAAACGCCTGCTGGGCATGACCGAGCCAGGCAAAGCGCTGCTGGTGATTGCCGAACGGATCCTTAATGAGGCGAGCAACGTTCGCCGGCTCGCCGATCTCTTTACCAACGACACTTCCGGCGTCTTAACCGTTGCCACTACTCACACCCAGGCACGCTATAGCCTGCCGCCGGTGATCAAATCTTTCCGCGCGCTCTTTCCCGAGGTGCGGCTCGAACTTATTCAGGGGACGCCGCAGGAGATCGAATCTCTGCTCAACAATGGCGGGGCGGATATCGGTATCGCCAGTGAACGTCTGAGTAACGATCCGGCGCTGGTGGCCTTCCCCTGGTTCCGCTGGCATCACAGTCTGCTGATCCCCAACGATCACCCGCTTGCTAATGCTTCCCCCCTTACGCTAGAGGAGATAAGCCGCTGGCCGCTGATCACCTACCGACAGGGTATTACGGGGCGATCGCGTATCGATGAAGCCTTTGGTCGCAAGGGGTTGATCCCTGACGTGGTGCTCAGCGCGCAGGATTCGGACGTGATCAAAACCTACGTTGAACTGGGCTTGGGCGTCGGTATCGTTGCTGAACAGTCCGGCAGTGAACAGGAGGTCGGAACGCTTGTTCGTCTGGATACGCGCCACCTGTTTGATGCCAATACCGTCTGGCTGGGACTGAAGCGCGGACAGCTGCAGCGGAACTATGTCTGGCGCTTTATTGAACTGTGTAACGCAGGTTTGTCGGTGGAGGATATCAAACGGCAAGTAATGGAGGCTGAGGAGATTGCCATCGATTATCAAATTTAATTATATATAATTTTAATAACCAACCCCGTTGGTTATTATTACATTGACTAAATATTGATTAGCAATTTTTCTTAATTACGCACTTAAAAATACTCCTGTCGTTATATTCGCCCTATTACACCACCAGGGCGAAAAAATGAATAAAACCTCTAACTCTCAACCCCTCTCTTCAAACCTGTCGGCGGCTGCGTCGCTATATATGAACTGTACCACCGGTGCTCCCGCGTGGGCGAATACCAGTGCACCCATGAAACCTTTTAATACGGTGATGCTATCGGGACCTGCAGGCTCGCCGGTCACGGTTTCACTGGACGGTGCCGGGATTTTTAATATCAACGGCTTTAGAACCTGGAGCGGTAATCTGGACACTAATGGCTCCCTGGAGCTGCAGGTATTTAGCCTTGAGGTGGGGCTGGTTTCCGTGAACGCTTACATTAGCAATGCACCAGCAGAAAGTGCATACGGTAGCATGACCTTTAACCGCTACATGCCTGGTGCCGTCGCGCTAACCAGCTATGCCATTGCAACAGGCGCTACCGCAAACGGTGTGATGCGAAACAGCCTCTATCTCAAGGCCGATCTTACCGCTGGCGTCAGCTATGCGCGCTTTCAAATTGCTAACTCTGCTACCGCGCGCTTTGTTGGTACCGCACTTCCCCAGGCGGCGACCATGGAGCTCTACAATGACGGCACGACCAGTATCGATCTTACAGATACCACGTCAGAGAGCGTGACGGTAACGCTGAGCTTACCCGAGGCGTCAGGATCAACCGTGATTACCAGCTGCGCCTTTGTCGCTTTTCCCCCTGTATCGATCCTGCGCTAAACGCGCCGTTATTTATTATTTGCGAGAATATTATGAAAGAGAATATCAAAGCGGATACCAGTACCCTGGTATTTTATTCAGAACCGAATGAGGCTGGCGTGCCGATTCAAGTTACCCATGGATTAATGGGTATTATTGCAACCTCAGACAGCGACTGGCGAGAAAAGTCTGTTTCAATTTTGGGAACGGATAATCTTCACGCCTGGATTAGCAGCAGCGTTGAAACCAGCCTGAGTACAAAGTGCTATTTCAATCACGTTGAAGAGATGGCTACCCATACGATTAACTTTTTGCAAAATGCCTACCCTTCTCCGCAATATACGTTGGGTTTTATGGGCGTCGATAGCGATTTGGCCACGCTGGTCAAGCTGGCCCTGGATGCCTCTGCTACTCCCGATCAGCCGGATGCGCTGGCAGCAACCTGGCGTCTACCAGAGAGTGCCTCCCAGCTTACCACGTTGTCTCTGCCTGCTCAGCCAGGCGCACTGGGCTTTGTAGGCACTACGCAGGGGAGCAGCACCTTTGTTACTGCCCTGTATGGCATTTTCAGCACCGTAACCGGCCAGGTCACGTGGACTGGAAGTGGCTCGCTGATGCTTAACTGGGATGGTCAGCAGGTGTATCTCAGTGATGTGACCGGTTTTCCTTCAGGCTGGACCTTTGGCACACCGGTATTACAGCCCGATGGCAGCTGGCTGGTGGCATTGGGCAGCGGTCCTGCAGAGGACAGCGGTATTTTATACAGTCAAATTAATTACGTAGGTAGCGCCCAGTCGCTCTCGCCTCATCAGCTCCTCTCGATGAATACCGGCGCGGGGTGGATCTGGTCTTCAGTTAAGCTTAACGATATGCCGTCGCTGCTGTTTTCTGCCTTCAATTCCATCGATAGCGCCTATAGCTTTAACCATTATCAAATGCTACGCCTGATAAACGATACGCCAGATTTTAGCAGCGTATTTGGCGCAGGCACCCTGCCAGCGCAGCTGCTCTCCTTAGATAACAGCGACGTTCAGATTGATATTCAACTTCAAACTACCGGCAGCAAAGACAGTGCGCTAATCATGACGTTGCCTTATCCGGTTAGCTTCAGCACCTTTGCCGACACGACACGCGAAGGGGTTCTGGCGATCGTTCCGGCCAGCGGGGCGGTGCAAACTATCCAGGTAAGCTATGGCTCGCTAAATGCAAACGGACAGTTTGTGGCCGCTGGGCAGGGGACGCTGACCGCCAGCTATAACGGCAGCACGCCGGTACTGACGCCGGGCAGCACGCTGCCACAGGACTGGATTTTTGGCACACCGGTATTGCAGGCCGATGGCCGCTGGCTGGTGACGCTAACGGATGCGGCGCAGGCATCGCTCAACGTGATGGGTGCCCGCTCCAGCTATGGCGCTAACTGGCTCTACTCTGAAGCACGCTGCCTCGTTGCGTTAGACGGTGAAAACGTAATGAGCGCACTTTGGCAATATGAGGGCGAAAGCGCTTCTGTCAGTACCTCCTGGTTTATGGATACGCAGCCGCAGAAAAAACTCACCGTTACCGCCTCCGGTGCATCAGTGACCCTTAACGAAAGTAATGTATTGGGTAACACCCAGGCCGCAGCAGGTAGAAATGACAGCGGCGTCGTGAGTGGATGGGGGCAGGCAGCATCAGGTGGTAACTCACCGACCTCTGGATTTAACAGCAGCGTGACCGCGTTGAGTGCAACGCATCATGCCTTTGCGGCAATCAACCAGAGCGGTAACCTTTTTGCCTGGGGGGATACCAGCAAGGGGGGAAGCGTACCGTCCGCTCTTGCTAACCGCAGCGGCTGGGATTTAGTGGTGGCGTCATCGGGAATGTTCGTAGCCCGCAATACACAATCGCCTTATATCGCCGTATGGGGTGATAACACCTATGGACAGCTCGACATTCCGTCAACGGTCACCGGAATGAGTGACGTCGTACAAATTCAGTGCAACGACTACGCCTGTGTGGTGCTTAACTCACGCGGGCAGGTCTTTGGCTGGGGAGGAGCAAACTACGGCGGAAGCGTACCGCAGGAGATTGCTGCTCTGGAGGACATTGTAGAAATCAGCGCCAGCGCATCCGCATTTTGCGCCCGCCGCAGCAACGGTACGGTCGTGGCTTGGGGCCAGAACGCCTACGGTGGCGAAGTGCCCAGTAATATTGCTGCTCTGAATAATATCGCCCGGGTATACGGCTGTTATAGCGGTTTCTGTGCGGTACAAACGAGCGGATCCGTGGTGGCATGGGGTGAGTCTGCCATCTCATCTGCACCAGCATTATATGACGTTGTGCATGTGCAGGGGACCGAGTACGCCTTCTGCGCCTTACGCAGCAACGGCAGCGTCTATGCGTGGGGGCAGAGTTCAGCCGGTGGTACATTGCCAGCAGATATCGCCCAGCTTACCGACATCGTCGCCGTAAGCGCTACGGCAACGGCGTTCGCCGTGCTGAGAAAAAATGGTGCCGTTCATGCCTGGGGAGACAGTGCAGCCGGGGGAGATACATCCGTCGTTACCTCTTCGCTGACGTCCGGCGTGAAGGGCGTCTATTCAGGTGGATCGGTGTTCGTTGCAATTAAAGATGATAGCTCGCTTGTTGCCTGGGGTAATTCAGCCTATGGCGGCGCAGTGAGCGCTATTCCTGCGGCGTTACAGGGCGACACATCGTATTTCTCGGCGTAATAAAATCCATATTTACGCATGATTAAATTAAATCCTCAAGGAGGAAACTATATGTCGCTGCATGGCTGGTTGAATATAAAATCGCTTATAGGACTTTGTCTACTATCTATCTGTTCACTGGCCAGTGCAGCGATACAGCTGCAACAGACACGCATGGTGTATCCGGAAGGAGAACCCAGCGTAGCGTTAGTTATAAAAAATAACGACGCTACTCATTCCGTTGCGATTGAATCATGGGTAAAGTCGGATCAGGGTGCACTTATTATCAAGCCCAGTGCAACGATCATAAAACCCGCCGCTAAGGGGGTTATCAATATACATATTCATGACAACGGAAAGAATAATGAGGAGAGCCTCTATTGGCTTAGCATCAAAGGAGTGCCGTTAGAAAAATCGACATCTTCAAAACCGGTAGCGATTACTGTAATAAACAGAATTAAGGTGTTTTATCGTCCACAATCGCTGATTGCCGGAGCCGCTGATGCCTATAAACAAATCAGCGTTAGCCGTTGTGCAAAACAGATAACGATTAAAAATCCGACTCCTTATTATGTCACTTTTTACTCATTTAAAATTGATAACCAGGAGGTGACACGCGCTCAAATGATTGCTCCTTATGGAGAACTATTAATGCCACAGCCTACAGCCGGACAAAAAAATAGGGCCAGCTGGCAGTCTATAGCCGACTCGGGATTTCGTACCCCATCCAGGTTAAAAAAAATAACCACGGGCTGTTAAATATACATCATTTTTACTTAATGCTGGAGAAATTATATGCAACATTTAAAGCGACATTTTACTAGAAGAAACGTCATTCCCTATTGCCTGTTTTTACTGACCCTCGGCTGGGCTAGTTTTTCAGAGGCCGGTGTAACATGTAGTTCACGTTACGATACATCAATAACAATAGATTTGGGTAATATAACAGTGCCTGCCGATTTGCCCGTCGGCGGCGATATCACTGGCGATCATAGTTATGACCAATATGTAATAGCCCAATGTGAAGGCGATGGGAAATCCTATGTCACACTCTACTCAGATCTTGTCTCGGATGGTGTCTATAACAGCCGCACCACGTTTAAAACCAATATTCCCGGGGTAGGGATCCAGATGGGCGGCATTAGTAATAATTATTCTGCCTGGATTACAAATGGCAATACACAGCAGCAAATTTGGGAGTTTACTCTGCACTTTTTGACTGTCCCAATTGAAAACTACACTTTTGGCCCGATGTTCAAATTAGTGAAAATTTCCGATGATATTGAAAGTGGCACGCTGTCAGGCCAGGCTAATCATGTCGTTGTATCCGGATCACAATCTTCAACAACTTATTCTGTCTACCTCTCCGGTACGATCAATGCGACCCCGCCTCATGTGCCAGGATGTACGGTAGATACTGCCTCGGTCCCCGTGACGTTAGGTAAACACTCTCCCACCGAATTTAGCGGAGTAGGTTCAACCACGCCATTCACGACGTTCTCCATTCCTTTAACCTGCGAAAGCGATGCGCAGATAACCGCACGCGTGGACGCAACTCAGGATACCTCAGGAGCGCAGTCTGTTATTCAGATCCCTGCAGGTGAAGAGAATGCATCCGGGGTAGGTGTACAGCTCTACTGGGCCAGCCTTAATAATAGCGCTAACGTGCCGGTCAACTTTGGCAAAGATGTATTCGTCGGAGCAACAACCGGTGGCACAGAAAATTTACAGTTTGAAGCCCGCTATTATCAGACGCAGAACGCGTTATTCCCGGGCAATGCTAATACATCAGCTACGGTCACGCTGTCATATCAATAAAAGGAGAAAAAATGATGAACACTAATCGCACACTGCCGCAGGTTTTAATTTTAGGTTCTGTATTAATCGCATCCGCATTGGCCTGTAGCGTCCACGCCGCAGATGCCACCCTTTCGTTTACCGGCGAGATTATTCCAGCCTACAACGGTGCGAAAGCCACGGTAAATAACGAAAAGAGCACGCTCTCAACGAATAAGGAAAGCACGAAGGAAACAAACATAAAAAAAGGAGAGGATCATGCAACCCGTTAAAAGCACCGTTGCGCTAAGCGAAACGATGCCCTCTTATCAAACCACTTTGATTGCGCCTGCGGGGACCTATCCATGGCAAATCTTAATACGCTTCTATGCGCCATGGGGCGACGGCAGCCTTGAAGGCTGGCAAATACCGCTCACGCCGCCTACGGTATTGGTCAACGACACTGCCTATTCGGTTGATACAACCTTTTCATACCAGCAGAACTATATGAATGGTCAACCTTCGCCGGGCTACGATCAGCATGAACAGTGCTTTACCGTCTTTATTGGGCAAACTACCGCACTGGAAGAAGCGATGTCGATTACCGTTTCCGGCGAGTTTCAGCAGGTAGGCTATATGAGCGCTACGCTCTACTATAGTTCGTTGAACACGCCGACGCTGCCGATTGAAGTTATCGATAGCGAGATGACAGCGATACCGGACACAGCCAACCCTTATATAGCTGGCAACCCCAGCGTTTTTTCTAATGAGTATGGTGTTAGCGGAAAAATCGATCTCTATCGTCCTGACAAGGTTGCCTCCCTCAGTATCTTACCGGATGAGGTCGCTGAAGACGGGTGCAGTAAAGGCTATCTGTATGCCAACAAAGATGAAGGGCAAGAGATCTTGATCCTCAGAATCAAGGTGCCACAAACCTTTATTCATAACGCCACGCCGGATACTGTGTTTGGTCATTATCAATGCCGTGAACTGACGGTCAGCGCTCACCCTGTCTATGGTCTGCCTCAGACGCTGGATTTTTGGAGCGTCAGTAGCCGTATGCTCAACGATTTCATTGACGACGAGGGATACGCCTATGTCTTCTTTGGGCCGGATGATTACGTGCAGCAGCAGGTTATCGAACAGCAAACCGTGGCGACGCGCCCGCCGGTGATGATTTGGGGAAATTATACAGGTTACCTACTGGGTGACCCCAGCGGTTCGCTGATTGTTCGCTACCGGGATCCTGCTGATAACTGGGTAGGTAATCCCGCAAACGCAGTCTGCTATCTGGATAAGGCCTCGAATCAGCCCGTGACGACAGCGGAGCTGGGAGAGTATTTACCCGAACTGTATGGGGATACGCTAGCGAATTTTTTAGCAGGACATATTGGAGATGTAATAAAGGACCAGGCCTGGCCTGATTAGAACAGCAATCGCTGAGAGAGTGGCTCCTCTGACTGGACTCGAACCAGTGACATACGGATTAACAGTCCGCCGTTCTACCGACTGAACTACAGAGGAATCGTGTGAACGGGGCGCATATTACTGGCCCCGTATTTTTGTGTCAACACTAAAATTAAGATACTGATTCAACTGCTTAATTAAAAGACAAGCTGTGTTTTTACTGAACGCGATACCGACCTGACGCTAATGCGGGTGTATTCGCGCGTAGACGAGCCAGCGGATCCTGACGGTAGAACTGGCAGAAACGCTGCCAAAGCGAAGGGAAGCGCGGCGCGAACAGTTCAGGCGCGCTAAAAAAGTACTCGGAGAGTACGGCGAAGCACTCGGCGGGGTCGGTTGCGGCATAGGCGTCGATGCTGGCTGTGCTTTCGCCCACCAGATCGATCTCATCCTGGATATTGTTCATGGCGGCGTGGAGATCGTGCTCCCAGCCAGCCACTTCACGCAGGGTGATCATGGGTACGCCGCTGGCCCGATCGCCGTTGCGGGTATCAAGCTTATGCGCAACTTCATGAATAATCAGGTTATACCCTGAGGCATCGAAAGAGTCCTGAATGTCCAGCCAGTTAAGCACGATCGGCCCCTGCTGCCAGCTCTGTCCAGAGTGCACCACCCGCTGATTATGCACCAGGCCAATATCATCTTCCCACTCGTCATCGACAACAAAGGGGGCAGGGTAGATCAACACTTCATGAAACCCGTCGAGCCACTCGAGACCCAGCTCAAGCACCGGCAGGCAAAAGAGCAGGGCAATACGGCAGCTCTTAAGCGCATCAAGATCGAAACCCTGTAGCGGGGCCAGGCGCTTCTGCTGTAAAAAGCGCTCGGCAAGCTGGGCAAGACGCTGCTGCTCCTCCAGCGTCAGGTTTGCCAGAATCGGCATGGCAAGCGCCTCCTGCCAGGGATAATGGATCATCCGTGATGCTTCATTTGCTTTCCAGGGCCACTTAATCATCGTTTTGCTCGCAAACTCGTCACTTGAACTTAATTGACTGGATGAGGACTGTTAAAATGCGCAATATCCTGGCATGATGTCAGTCATCAAAACGGAGAGATGCCGGAGCGGCTGAACGGACCGGTCTCGAAAACCGGAGTAGGGGCAACTCTACCGGGGGTTCAAATCCCCCTCTCTCCGCCACTATTCAAGCACTTACCCGTACCGCTTTCAACGATCCAGATCCCAATGAGAAAATGTGAGAAAATCCGTTGAGAAAAAAGCGGGCTTCAAAGCTCACATTTTTCGATTCAATGTCGGACTCACCTTCACCTTTCTGTCGTAAACCAACACCTGTGACTCGGTCTTGTGGCCACTGTAAACCTGCTTCTCTCTGCTGGATCCTTCGTAGTCTGAAATGCCTTTTGCTTTCAGATCATGGAAGGTGCAATCGAGCGCCCGCCCCAGTTTTTCACTTGCGCCAGACCGCGCCTTTCTCCAGGCTTCATTAAAACCTTTATACGAATACCTCTCGCCGTACATCGTCCTGATTACCGGCCCTTCATCTCCCCATGGCTTACATATCTCTATGGCAGCCCTTAGCCGGTCATTCCATGCTTTGATCTGCTTAATACCAGTCTTACCTTGTTGGATAAAAATTCCATGATCCATTATCTGATTCCAGTTCATTTTAAGAACATCTGATACCCTTGCTGCGCAAAGGTAGGCTATTTCCATAGCGGCGCGAACAGCAGGGCTAGCATGGTCATAGATAGCCAGATACTCCTCGTCGGTGATATAGCGATCGCGCTGAGGTTTTGGAAATTTATCCACGCCAACACAGGGATTACCTGGCACATAACCACGCTGATAGCTCCAGCGAAATACACGGGACATAGAACTATGCTCATGGTTAGCCTGAACACGGCTTTTTTTACCGCGGGCATCCATGTAACGGCGAATATGCTCAGGCTTGATCAGTTTCGCTTCCGCATCACCGAACACCGGAAGGATGTTTTTTTCATGCGCGAGATAGTCTTTTTGCGTTCGAGGGGCAAGGTCGGCAAAATCCGCGCTGGCTAAAAACTTCCGCCAGAGCTGCGAGAAAGTGATGCGATTTTTCCTTCCCTCTACCACCTTTTCATAAGCGACCCATACCTCAGCCTTTGTGGCGTTAGCAGCAGCTAATTTTTCCGTAGTACCGCCGGGCTTCCAGTAGTAGCCAGAAGGGCGAAAAAATACACCCTTCGGCATCCACTCGTTACCGGGTGCGCGTTTGCGACCCATACGTTATCTCTCTATAGCGTCAAAGTTCATGCCTGGAACAGGCTGATAACCTGATGGTGGAGCGAGGCGCTGAATAGGATGATTTATGTGGTACCAGGTAGTTTTAATCGAACCATCCCGGCGCTCAATAAAGTAGATCCCATTGCAGGTTAAAACCTCTTTTTGCAGGGACTTCTGGGGCGAGCCCGTGGCCTCTGCTAATTCTTCATCAGTCAGGAAACGATCGCTCATGGGTCATTCTCCACTTAACCCGGCTGCACCCGGGCGTTAACCTATATTATCGCTTTTTGGCAGCGCGCATGTTTCTACGGCCGCCTCATGAATACGTTTGATGGTATCCCAACCAATGGGGATCTCGCCCTCCCAGCCTCCTTCCTCGTTACAGCTTTCACACCCTTCACCTGCACACTCTTCACAAACAATGTGATGGTTAACGTGAAACTCTCCGGACAGCGCCGCCTTTGCGCCGTTCGCTGCTGTCAGCTTCAACGGCATGATGCAGTAACCATCCGGTACACCGGGCGGTAGAGGCTGGGTGAAAAGGGGGCCTGGCGCTACATCAAAACGCCGCCAGCGGATATCACAGATGCGCTCTTGTCCTTCTTTACGCCAGGTAACAACATCGGCCACATGTTCAGGCAGTTGTTCGGAATTACCGAACGACTGAGGCGCCTCATCTATCGCAATATCAGCAGAATTTGAGATAGTTGAACCATGCATGGCAGCGCGGCAGGCATTCCATATCTGCTGTGCGTCGGCGTCGTCAAAGAGATCATCACAATGGGACACTAACATGTCGCGAATCGTTGCCGGGCATTCCTCAGGCACTACCGGCGCTGGCGGCGCGGCGCGTGAATAAACTGGCGCATAATCACTGTTCCATCCGACAGGTTCGTTAACCCCATCCAGATATAACGGCTCACGCAAATCTCGGTTATCGTTTTGCAAAGCGCGCCAACCGGTAATCTCCTGCTTATCCCGCTCCCGGCGCTCCAGCAGTTCACAGGCCTGGCAGAGAGCAATGACGTCTGTGGGAGCTAACACGCAATCCACGTTTCCGTTTTCATCTATGTGAGAATTGGTGACCTTTCGGAACACTTTCTTGAGTTCTTTGCTCAGTGTCATGGGTTAGTCCTTCCGGCGCGGCGCACCGCGATATTCTGGCTGAGGTTTGCGCTTTGGTTTTGCGATCAGGTGATCCAGCAATGCGTTCCATGTAGCGCGGTTATTGCGAAGCCAGCGCCCTTCATCTGTATCGAAGAAGCCAGGCTTAACGGAATGGCTTAGAGGCTCAGCGACATCGCAGGGAACCGCTACTGTATCGTAGCCATTGTTGTAATAGCCAAGTTGCGCCATGACCTGGCTTTCTGAGTAACGACCGGCGCTTTCAACGCGCCCGCGGTAACCAGAATCATCAGCAGCCCAAAGAACGATATATGGGTTGCTTCGATCCGTGTGGTTAACGCTCAAAACGAAATATTCACGCTCCACACTCACTCCCCCTCAATCTTCAGGCTGATGCCAGCCGCACGGTCTAGACGTTCAATCTCTGCCAGAATTAGCGCCCCTGCGCGAACAAGGTCGCTACGTGGTGACTTAGGTTTCCACCACACCTCATCCCACGGCCATTCGTTCGGCGCGGCCTCTGATGTGTAACTTTCTGGTCGGGTGCGGTAGACCCACTGTCTACCGTTTACGTGTCGGGCATAGCAAGCTGCTGCACCTGCTAACTCCCCACTCTCGTGGGTGTCGTCATGCTCTGGCGTCCAGCCCTCGGCGGTAACCTGGCGTCGGCGTTCAGCCAGCACGTCGACTGCTGATCGTGAAAGGTTTCCCGCCTCCAGCTCAGCGATCCGCCGCTTATCAGCATCACGCTCTGCCAGTTCGTCCAGTAGCTGAAGGGCCAGCTTCCGCAGATGGTCTTTGCTGCCAATCGCGGGATCTAATACCTCTTTACGCAACGCTGCGTATTTGTCGCTCATACAGCCTCCGCCTCCACCCGCTTAAACTCGATCACCCATACCCAGGCTAACGACCAACCTTCCTCGCCATAGATGGACGTCCATACATGTCGAAAATGCTCGTGGGGTGTAGCGCTGTAGTGATAGTCGGGTATTGAATCATGCCCTCCAGCACATCCCTCTGCGCGAGCATTTTCATCGCTGATGCCGTTCAGACGCTCAACGCGCACGTCGGTAATCTCCAGCGTGATACGTGACGCCCAGCGCGGCATGTGGATGCTGGGCGTCCATTTGCCTTCGGTTCCGCTAATAAGGTCTGGATACCAGGCTGCAAACCAGTATTTTTCAAGGCGTGGATCATCCTCATCGCCATCATCTTCATGAAGGTCTCGGACTTCACCGTCAGCTCTGTAGGCCACAGCGGGACAGCCATCATGATTTACGTCAGCCCAGGTCTCCCGCACCCAGATGCGATCGCCAACGGCACCGAACGGGCAGCATTCCCTGATTAGTTCAGGCACATCTTCGGGGTAACAGCCGATAAATTTCTTCCCGATCTGAATGAATTTTGAAATTGGATCTCTTCCGACAGAGCAGTCCTTTATGATCCGTCGCGTCTGCGTCTTCCTGCCGTCGAGGATGGCTCGCACCATTTCGCCATTGAAAATCATGCCACGCTCTTTCATACAGCCTCCCCGTTGCGCAGCTGGGCAGCGATATCTTCCAACACACCATCTGCGAATGACCGGTCAAAATCACCCTCTGGGGCGTCAGCCATGAACTCTGTAGACGTGAGGATCATGCGAGCAATATCGGCGGCGTTCTTTGCTGTATCCTCAATGAAACCAGCCTCCCACGCTGCTAGCATTCTGTTTGCCACGAAGTAAGCGCCTTCTTTGTGCGCCTGCGTCAGTTGTTCGCGCTGCAAGGCTTCGGTGACTGCAGCTGCTGGCTGCTGCTGGGCCCGGTCATCTGCCGCGCTACGGACAATGTTCATCGCGCGAATGTAGGCAATATTTAACGCCTCCAGGCGGGAGGCCAGCTCAGTTACGATTGCTGAATAGGTATCGATCTGCTGAATGCTTGTGGCATAACTGTGTGCCGTTGTAACCAGCTCGATAATGGTCATTGCTGCTAATTGTTCTTTCACTGTTTTCTCCCTACGCGCTGCACCGCGCCTGAATTTTGGTTGCACGAACCCCTCGCCCGAAGGCGATAAATAAAATGGGTTTCGCTTTAATAAGCGCCCTGCACAGGCACTTAATGAAGCAGGCGGCGATACCGCCGGGTTAGTTTCTCCACACAACACAGGAGAGCACCTGCGGTTACCTGCCGCCCGGGTGGATTGGGTTATGAGCCCGTCGCCCGGTGATGCTCTCGTGTGTTGCGTAAAAAAGTGCGGCATCCTCACGGGTAAGGATCGGATGCCGCCAAAGACAGCAATGCAGCTATTACAGGTCTTGGGTTGTGGTGGCCGGTACTGATCTCCGGCTTGCTTTGTCTACGCACTTAATGGTCGGTTCACCCTCAAAGCGCATCCCGCTCTGCGCCCATCAGCCTGGGCATTCACCACAACGAAGAGAGCACTAAATGATGCTTCTAACAGCTATCGGTTGGGCGTCACGTCCGCGCTGCGGTTCGATGCGCTTATTCACAGATAGTGCTCTCATCGTTGTGCCCCGGTCTCTTCCCGGGCGTCACACCGTACCGCCGCGATGGTGAATCGCCTGTCGTGCCTGAACAGCTGGCTTGCACATTCCGGCTACCCGTTGAGGGATGGAACTTCAAGGAGCCTCCCGGACCGCTACGGCACATGTGCCATGCACCGCCCAGACCTCCCAGCCTGGGTGGTTGGAGTGACCGCACAGGGCGCGGTTTCACCAACTCGGCGGGATCACCATTTCGGACGCCGCCGCGTTACTCCGAATGGCACTGCTACTTCAGGGGGTACGTTGTCAGCGAATCATCCCCACCTTCATACGCCTGGGGCGGCTACTGCGTGGGCGTCCTGCCTGTTCGCTGTTGATGAATTAAATGTACCTTTAGTTACCTTGGTGGTCAAGCGAGGAATGTACTTTTTGTTACCTTGGCGGGTAAAAAAATGCCGGAACTAAGTCCGGCTCAAGGATAAGCGTTTAAATATTTTGTGTTATTTGAACAACCTTACCTACTATCCGGCAATTTCCATCAATTTGAATAGGTTTAAAAGCTGGGTTTAGAGGCATCAAATAGGCGTACGGGCTATCCCAAACTAGTTTTTTTACCGTAGCTTCGGATGAACCATCAAGGACCGCAACGACGATTTTGCCATAGACGTCATCTAGCTGGCCGTAATGGGGCTCGACAATAACAATAGATCCCTCTGGTATGGAGGGTAACCCGTTTGGGTTGGTCATTGATTCGCCGCGAACAACGAGGCCGAAAGCCTCATCCGAAACATTTGCAGTAGTCTGGGTCCATGTAATCACGTCAGTAAGCCTTGAGCATGCGTAGGTGTCAGTCCATAAACCTGCCTGCACAGCAGAGATGATTGGGACAGCGGTAGGTGGTTTCAGAAATGGAATAACCTTCGTATCGTCTGCAACCTCACCACCCTGGCCATAGAGAATCCACTCCGGCGCAGTTTGAAGTGCCAAAGCCAAATTATGCAAATTCTCTCCATCTGGCTTGGTAGTTCCATTCTCCCATTTTGTTACAGACACGCGACTGACGCCGAGCTTCTTGGCTAGCGTCTGCTGTGTTATGTCGAGCTGGACTCGGCGGGATCTGATTCGGTCTTTCATCTCTGTTTTCATGTAACCAATGTTACATACTTTCCTTGTAACTGTTGTTTGCTATTTAATGTACCTTTTGTTACCTTTACTGCATCAGGTAACTAGGAGGAACTATGCGCAAATCTGAAGTAATTGAGCACTTCGGCGGGGTATCTAAAACCGCTAGCGCTCTGGGAATTTCTCACCCCGCTGTGTGTCGCTGGGGAGATGTAATCCCCGAAAAGCAGGCTTACGTGATTGAGCGAATTACGAAGGGGAAGCTTAAGTACGATGCCTCTCTCTACCAAAAGCCTAGCGAAACGGCAGCTTAAAAGTAACCACAGCATTAAGGAGTTAACCGTGGATAACAAACACTGGCAAGTCGAAAAGCAGCCTGTCTGGTTAGTGGCTGCAATCAAGAAAACCATCTCAAGCCTGCCGGGTGGCTACGCCGAAGCAGCTGAATGGCTGGGTGTGACCGAGGACGCTCTGTTTAACCGCCTGCGCACCGGCGGCGATCAGATCTTCCCAATGGGCTGGGCGATGGTTCTCCAGCAAGCCAGCGGCACCAAGCACATCGCCGACGCGGTATCGCGCCAGTCGAACAGCGTCAACGTTCCGCTGGTGGATATCGAGGATGTGGACAACGCCGACATCAATCAGCGCCTGATGGAAACCATTGAGTGGATCAGCGAGCACTCCCAGTTTGTTCGCAAGGCAACAGCTGATGGCGTCATTGACCAGGCCGAACGCGAGCAAATCGAAGAGAACAGCTATCAGGTGATGGCTAAGTGGCAGGAGCATTTAACGCTGCTGTATCGCGTTTTCTGTGCGCCAGAAAAGAGTAACGCCCGCGAGTGTGCAGCTCCGGGCGTCGTGGCGTGTCGTAACAGTGGAGAAACTAACGCATGAACAGTGTAACGGTAAATAACCGCTTACCGCAACTTCGGATGATCCCGGTGCCGGGCCTTCCGCTGTTTCGGTATGAGCGCAGAATAGCAAACCGCTGGGTGGCATGTAACCACAGCCGCGCCACTGGAATCGTGGGTGTTTACTACCGGAGAGCTAAGGCGTTATGCGCGAAATCAGCCGCTGGTTCAAAGACCGCCGGGGGATCCCCGTTCGCGTCATCCGCTGGGAACCAGAATCGCAGCGCGTTATCTATCTGCGGACTGGCTACCCACACGAGTGCTCAAGCCCGCTCCAAATTTTCAAACGCGATTTCAGGGAAGTAGAGGGCGATCATGAGCACTAAATTAACCGCCTACGTCTGGGATGCCTGCGCGGCTTCCGGCATGAAATTATCCTCCGTGGCCATCATGGCGCGGCTGGCTGACTTCAGCAATGACGAGGGTGTTTGCTGGCCGAGCATTGAAACCATTGCCCGCCAGTTGGGTGCAGGCCCGAGCACAGTCAGAACGGCGATCGCTAAGCTGGAAAAAGATGGCTGGCTGACCCGCACGCAGCGCCGCCAGGGGAACCGCAACGCGTCGAATGTCTACCGGCTCAACGTGGCGAAACTTCAGGCGGGGGCATTCGCTCACCTGTCAGATTCTGACACGTCAAAATCTGACGCATCAAAATCTGACCCGTCAAAATTTGAGGCATCAAAAAACGGTGCTGGCGCTGGTTTTGACCCGTCAGAATCTGGTGGGGATCCGTCAGTAAATTCAAAACCAGATCCACAAGTAAAACCTGAAACCTTTTTTCAGGTTGCTGGGCAACCCGACCATGAGGTTTTGATCACTGACCAGGCCAAACAGGTATTAACCCACCTGAACCAGAAAACCAACTCACGGTACCAGGTCTGCAAGTCCTCACTGGAGAATATCCGGGCCCGCCTGGGAGAAGATTTCACTCTGGAAGAACTGATGCTGGTGGTCGACTACAGCACCGCTAAGTGGGGCGAAGACCTGAAAATGGCCGAGTATCTGCGCCCGACCACGCTATTCCAGCCGAGCAAGTTCCCGGCCTACCTGCAGGCGGCTACCAACTGGGAAAAAGCCGGACGTCCTGAGCGCCGTAACGGGCATTGGGTTAACAGCGATGCAGCACGCGCCAGCTTTGACAACGTTGATTATTCACAGATTCCAGCGGGGTTCCGGGGATGAGCATTAACCAATACTGCCAGACGCTGGTTGAACTGCGCGCACGCCCGGCGCATGAGCTTAAAGAAGTTGGCGATCAGTGGCGCACGCCGGAGAACATTTTCTGGGGTATTAACGCTATGTTCGGGCCGCTGGTGCTGGATCTGTTTACGGACGGCGAGAACAGCAAGTGCGAGGCGTACTACACCGCAGAGGACAACGCGCTTACGCAGGACTGGTCCGAGCGTCTGGCTGAACTACATGGTGCTGCCTACGGCAACCCGCCCTACAGCCGGGCATCGCAGCACGACGGTGAATACATTACGGGCATGCGCTACATCATGCAGCACGCCAGCGCCATGCGGGAAAAGGGCGGGCGTTACGTATTCCTGATTAAGGCAGCCACCAGCGAAGTGTGGTGGCCGGAAGACGCCGATCATGTTGCCTTTATCCGCGGGCGTATCGGTTTCGAGCTGCCGCACTGGTTCATCCCGAAAGACGAAAAGCAGGTACCTACCGGCGCATTCTTCGCTGGTGCTGTGGTTGTGTTCGATAAGACGTGGCGCGGACCTGCAATGAGCTACATCAACCGAAGCGAACTTGAAGCGCGCGGCGATGCTTTCCTGTCGCAGATCCGCCGGGAGGCGATGCGGTTGCTACCCCAAATCCAGCAACAAAATATTCCGGAAATTATTCCGGCAGTTGAAGAGGTGCAGGTGGAGCTGCCAGCGGCATGGCCAGCAGAGGTAGGTGCGATATTTGGTCAGCTACCTGACGCTCTGACTTTGACGGAAATTAATCAACGGAAGCTTAAATACCATATTAACCGCATGTGGCTGGAAAAAATCCCGGTACCGGAAATTTTGACGGCGGCAAGCCAACTGGCATCAGCAATGGAGAAAGCAGCGTGAAAGAGATCATCGTAGATAATTTTGCTGGTGGCGGCGGCGCGAGTACAGGTATTGAAATGGCTATCGGGCGCAGCGTGGATATTGCAATCAATCACGATCCTAATGCGGTAGCGATGCACACCACGAATCACCCTGAAACGCTGCACTACTGCGAATCAGTTTTTGATGTGAATCCGACTATAGCTACCGCTGGCCGCCCCGTAGGTCTCGCCTGGTTCTCACCGGATTGCCGTCATTTTTCAAAAGCTAAAGGTTCTAAGCCAGTAGAAAAGGAGATCAGAGGTCTGGCGTGGATCGTCATTCGCTGGGCGCTGGCGGTGCAGCCACGCGTGATGATGCTGGAGAACGTCGAAGAGTTTCGCACGTGGGGCCCGCTACTGGCTGCCGAGATGCGTCCTGATCCGGCGCGCTCTGGCGAAACCTTCGAGGCATTTTGCGGGATGCTCTCCGGCGGCGTCCCGGCAGATCATCCGGCGCTGGCGGAATGCTGCGAGTTTTTGGGTATCCCTGCCGGCGGTGAGCTGGCGCAGAAGCTGGTGGCCGGGCTCGGTTACGCTGTCGATTACCGGGAACTGCGTGCCTGCGATTATGGCGCACCAACGATCCGCAAAAGATTCTTCATGGTGATGCGTTGCGATGGTGTGCCAGTAACCTGGCCGCAGCCGACACACGGTGATCCGAAAACGCCAGCGGTGCAGATCGGTAAACTTAAGCCCTGGCGGACTGCAGCAGAGTGCATCGACTGGTCTATCCCGGCGCAGTCCATCTTCGAACGCAAGAAGCCGCTGGCGGAGAACACGCTTAAGCGCATCGCCCGCGGCATCCAGCGTTTCGTGATTGATAGCGCCTCGCCGTTTATCGTGAAGTGCAACCACACCACGACGAGAGGGAAATACGACTGTTTCCGCGGGCAGTCTCTGGGGGAGCCGCTGCAGACCATCACCAAAACGCATGGCTATGCGATCGCCACCCCAGTGATGGCTCCGCTGTTTGCTGGCACTGGCGGATCTGAATTCCAGATGAGGCCACGCCCGATTAACAAACCGTTTTTCACTCTGCTCACACAGAACCGGACCAATGTCATCGCGCCCGTACTGGCCCCGCTGATCACCCGGCAGTTCGGTGCCAGTATCGGGCACCGTGCGGACGAACCGAGCGCCACGATCACCGCGGGCGGCGGCGGTAAATCGCAGCTGGTGTGCCCGACGCTTATCCAGATGGGTTATGGCGAGCGCCCGGGGCAGGAACCGCGTGTACCGGGCCTGCATAAGCCAATGGGTACCGTGGTCGCTGGCGGAGGCAAGTTTGGGCTGGTGGCGGCGAATCTGGTTAAACACTTCGGCGGGAACTACCAGGGCGCAGGTGTGGCTCTGGATGAACCGGCCCACACAGTCACCACCACGGATCATCATGGTCTGGTCACCTCTCACCTTGTGAAGTTGCGCGGCACCTGCAAAGACGGCCAGCGCACAGATGAACCGATGCCGACAGTAACCGCAGGCGGTTTGCATGTAGGAGAGGTAAAAACCACCCTGGCAGTGGAGGCATACAACGAGCAGCGTGCGGATCAGACGCTGGCGTTTCTGCGGGAGTATTGCGGCGAGGGCTGCGACGGCCTGGTGACGATCAGCGGTGTGGTTTACCGCATAGTCGATATCGGTATGCGCATGCTCCAGCCGCGCGAGCTCTATGCTGCCCAGGGCTTCCCGGAGTGGTACATCATCGACCGCGACTACATGGGTAATCGCTACGCCAAAGACAAACAGGTTGCCAGATGCGGCAACGCGGTACCACCGCCGTTCGCCGAAGCGCTGGTCCGCGCAAATCTTCCAGAAATGTGCAGCGCCATGCAGGAGGTTGCAGCGTGAAACAGTTAACGGTGCGCCAGCAGGAGGTATTGGATCTGCTGGTGAAATACCAGAACGAGCACGGCTACGCGCCGACCATTACGGAGCTGGCCCGCCTGATGGGTGTGGCGTCTTCTAACGCGGCTGCTCAGCAGTTGCGTGCCCTCCACCGTAAGGGGGCGATAAGTCTGATCCCGGCCGCGCATCGCGGCATCAGCATCATTAACCAGGCTTCACAGCTGGCTCAGGAGGAGAAATGAAACTGGTGCTGCCGTTCCCGCCGAGCGTTAACACTTACTGGCGCGCCCCGAACAAGGGGCCGCTGGCTGGCCGCCACCTTATCAGCGCCAAGGGCCGTGAATATCAGAGCGCCGCCTGTGTTGCTATTGTCGAGCAGCTTCGCCGCCTGCCCAAGCCGTCCAGTGAACTGGCATCAGTAGAGATCACCTTGTTCCCGCCGGATGCCCGCCGCCGGGATATCGACAACTACAACAAAGCGCTATTCGACGCGCTTACGCACGCTGGCGTTTGGGAGGACGACAGCCAGGTTAAACGGATGCTGGTGGAGTGGGGGCCGGTGACCAAGCAAGGCCGAGTAGAGATCACGATCAGTAAATACGAACCGGCGGTTGCAGCCGCCTGAATAAGTGGAGAAACGCATGACACAGAATTTAGCCATTCCCGTTGAATTAATGATGAGCAGCCGTGACATTGCCGACCTAGTGGAGTCACGGCACGACGACGTGAAACGGTCTATTGAGCGCCTGGCCGAGCGGGGCGTAATCCAACTTCCGCCAATGGCGGATGTTAAAAATCACCTCAATCAGACGGTCTCCGTTTTCATGGTGAATAAGCGGGACAGCTACGTGGTAGTGGCGCAGCTGTCGCCAGAGTTTACTGCCCGGCTGGTTGACCGGTGGCAAGAACTGGAGAGCCGGCAGCAGGTCAGCGTGCCGAAATCACTGCCGGAGGCTTTGCGTCTGGCCGCCGATCTGGCTGAGCAAAAGCAGCGCCTGGCCGACGAGCTGGCCGCCGCCGCGCCAAAGGTTGAGTTTGTCGATCGCTACTGTACCGCCAGCGGCTCGATGTCGTTTCGCCAGGTAGCAAAGCTGCTGAAGGCCAAAGAGCCAGAGTTCAGGTCGTTCCTGCTGGACAGCAAAATTATGTACCGCTTGAACGGCGGGCTTACCCCTTATAGCCAGCACACCGATGCGGGGCGTTTTGAGGTTAAGACCGGCACGGCTGCGGTTTCTAACCATGCATTCAGCCAGGCACGGTTCACCGCCAAAGGCGTTAAGTGGATCGGCGGCCTGTGGGCGGCGCATCTGGCGGCAGGACGTGCAGCATGAGGGCACTACTCAATCCTGTAGTGGTACGCGAGCTGGGGCAGGTAGTGTTCCGTCCAGGAGCACAGCTTATGTCGATGTTCAGTCAAGGGCGCATTCTGCTGGAGAACGAGCCGGAGCGACTGGCCAGCCTGCCGACCGGAGAAATCCCGCCCGCCGTGCAGCCGCTGGCCGAAGATCCGTTGCTGGTACCGGTATTCGAAAACGAGCGGGTGATCAGCCGCGCTGGTGGCATTCAGGCGCTGGAAGGCTGGCTCATGCGTGATGCTGGCTGCCAGTGGCCGCATAGCGAATGGCATTCCGCTAACCTGACGACAATGCGCCACGAACCGGGGTCTATCCGCCTTTGCTGGCACTGCGACAACCTGCTGCGCGACCAGCACAACAAAACGCTCGGCGGCATGGCGCGTGCAAACGTTGCCGAGTGGCTTATCTGGTTTATCCAGGGTGATCTCCAGTTTGGTGCTGACCACCAGCTGACGATCCCGGAGGTGTGCTGGTGGCTGACACGTAACGGCCTCGCCGAAGCTATCCCCGAAAATCTGGCCCGCCATGCCCTGCGCCTGCAGGACGAGCCTATCAAGTCGGTATACCGGGAAAGCGAGCTTCACCATATGCCAGCCGCTACTGAGATCGTGCAGGAGAAGGCAAAGCAGGTGCTGGCGCTGCGTGTTGACCCGGAGTCACCGCAATCTTTCATGCTGCGCCCTAAGCGGACGCGCTGGGAGTGTGAGAAGTACACCCGCTGGGTTAAGCAGCAGCCGTGCGCATGCTGCGGCCAGCAGGCTGACGATCCCCATCACCTGATCGGTTACGGCCAGGGCGGCATGGGTACCAAAGCGCATGACCTGTTTGTGATACCGCTGTGCAGAGTGCATCACGACGAGTTGCACGCTGACATGAAGGCGTTTGAGAAAAAATATGGCACTCAGCCCGAGCTGCTGCTGAAAACATTAGACAGCGCGCTGGCGATCGGCGTTGTGGCGTAATTTTGTGGAGAGAGTTATGCGTGATATGTACGAATTAATGGACTTATGGGGTGCCTGGGCTGCTTCAGACCATAGTGGAGTAGACTGGCAACCAATTGCTGCCGGGTTTAAAGGACTGCTGCCGCACGGTAAGAAATCACGACTCCAATGTGATGACGATGAAGGGATTTTGATTGACGGGTGTGTAACGCGTCTTCGTAAATATAAACCTGACGAATATGAGTTAATAATTGCTCACTTTATCATGGGTATTTCATTGCGAACTATAGCTAAGAAACAGCGGTGCTCTGATGGCTCTATCAGAAAGAGAATGCAAAATGCTCTTGGATTTATTGATGGCGTATTGTCAATAATACTTGAGTAGCTTTTCATGCCCCATGATTATTATGGGGCAATATATGGAGCTAGATATGAGAGTGATGCAGTTAAAGCTTTATCAAAGAAATGCATTATCTGTTGGTGGAAATGGCTATTTGATAGCTTTATAAAAAGATAAATTAATCCACCCCAAAACATCAAAGATGCTAATTTGTCAATGGTCTTTAATCTTTCGCATGAATTCTTTATTAATACTTCAAGCTCTTTTTGGATGACACTGGCGCTTTGTTTGACTTCAAGCTCATTATGGAATTTCAAGTATTTTTTGAAGGCGTTATCCAGTCTATTATTCAATGCTGTAAAAGCCTCTCTATAAACATCATTGGATGAAGTGTTTACTTTTTTTATCATCCATAAACCAGATGTAATGATTATTGCCTCAAGTGGAGCATCGACTTTAGCTAATGCACCTACCGCTATTAGTGCTCCCGGTATCGTAAGCGCCTTCGTTTGGCTTGAAGAAATAAATTCGTTGATCTTGGATGTAAACTCTAAACTCTTTTCATCAAGCTCGTTCAATAGTTTGTTAACAGAGTAGCGCTTAGTATAAATTTCGTATAATTCGCTATATTTTTTGTTAAATGCAGTTGTTAATTGTATGAGTAATTTAAGTTTGTTTGCATCTTTCTCCATTGATTTGGTCAGTTCGTAGAGGGTGGCACGCATAACTGAGCAGCGTTCTGATTTATGAAGATCATCAAAATCAATTTTTTGCACTAAGCTTAGGGCGATATTAAGCTCGTTTGTAGGCGCGGAAAATGAAGGCAGCTGTAAAAAATGTAATGTTGACTCTATTTCGATTTTGTCCCCGCCTTTATCATTCATTAAGAAAAAAACATAAAAATCATTGGCAAAATGATCTGATAGTTCCTGAAGTATTTTTTTCCAAGTGAAGTAAATATTGAAAGTGAGTAATGTTTTATTACTTGATACATTTAAATGGGATAGTTTTTCAGAAACTATGTAAAAATAGCCGGGCAGTTTTTCTGAGTTATTTACACGCTGCCAAAGACTTTCTAAATTATTATAAAAAGGGCAATCCCCCTCGTCCCAGCAGCTAGCTCGCTTGTCCAGCCAGATTTCCGAGTCACCTTCAAACAGGTTATCAGGCTTTAGATAACCAATTTGAGATATTGAAGATTGTAGATTTGTTTTTTCATTATTATTACATGGGGAAGCTAATTTAATTACAACGAATCCATCTTTCGATTTGATCTCTGAAGATGCAATTAAGGTTGCAATATTGTCAAAACTATCCTTATTTTTCATTTGCATATCTTCTTAGTTTATGAAACTCTTCGGGTGATAATCGTATAATCACTTCATTATTTCTACTTCCTATTATAACTGGTTTGTTAGATTTTTCATCCCCTATTGCACCACGAAGGATTTTAATTTCGAAGTTTTTGTCTTCATCTGTTAGTTTTATAGTAAGTGCTTGTGTCGCAGAATATATGGTAGGCTCAAACTGCGCATCAACTTTAAACTCATTTTCATATACGAAGTCTTTAAAGGTTCCTAAAAATTTTGATTTTTTTGGTAAACATTTGTCAATGATTTTTTGTATTTCATCCACACTAACAGATTTATCAATAGTATCTCTTGACTTAGTATCTAGGAAATCTCTAACTTCAACATCAGCATTTTCTCTTACTGCTCTTCCCAGTGAGTTAAACGAAACAAAGGTCTCTATTGCTCTGAATATTTCATTGATGCTACGCTTGTTATCAACGTCCTTAGTGCAACCTAACGAATCCTTAAAAACATCACTCTGAGATTTGCCTTGGATAAAATCAACGTAGGAATGGCCATCATTATCTGGATAACACTCATCGAATAATGTTAAGTCAAACATAGCAGCTTGTCGAAGAGCATCGGTGTTTACAGGGTTAAGCCTTTTCGGCTGTAGACTTACTTCTTCGAAATCAAATGCACCCCTTTTATCAACCATGACTATGAGTAACTTTCCTAAATCATCTGCATCGCTAAGGGATTTGTAGTGGACAAACACTAATGTTCCACCAACAAGCTTTGTAACAACATTCTCATTATTAGAGTTTAGTTTAAGTTTGTTCATTACTGTTTTGCAAAAATCCTCAAAGATAATTTTATCTTTAATAAATTTTGTTAATAATGTTGGAATTGAATTAGGAAGGCTATCTTTGATTAAATAGTTGTGAAATTTATTTTTTCTGCGAAATTTTTTCTCAATCCTGGTAATAAACTCGGTGGCAACTGGGGTTGTAAGGTTCCATAGCTCGCCTATTGTGTAATCAAAAATTTTCTCTTTTTCAAGGTGGGCTGTGATCGCGTTAACAACAATAAAATTTTGATTACCGATTCTTGCAACATTGGGGCTTGCGCCACATATTTCGCAATTTTGCTCAATATCGTCTATGACATTGCCACATTCCTGACAAACAAATCCGCCCATAAAGTATCACCTTGAAATTATTGAGAATTTTATAATTTAACTTGTAACGCTATCTTGACTGCGAAGTATTGAAAACATACGTACGGTGAAAACTTTACAATAAAGCTAATGCGTACGCAAAAAGTATCGTAATCTGTTAAGACTGGTTTCTATGACTCGAACTTAAAGCGCATTTGTAACCTCGCTTAGGCGGGTTTTTTGCTTCATGAAGTAAGCATTATTGTTGACTGTGTAAGCATAATTGATTACTATAATCGCATGTTCAACAGAATGGAGGAGTGGTGAAGCAAAACGAGTTCAGGCGGTGGCTTGAATCTCAGGGGGTCGAAGTTTCAAACGGTACCAACCATCTGAAACTAAGATACAACGGGAAGGTAAGCGTAATGCCCAGACATCCCGGCTCTGAGTTAAAAGAGACACTGCGAAAGGCGATACTCAAGCAGTTAGGCCTTAAATAACAAACCAGCCCTCTGGGGCTGGTTTCTCGGAAAAGCTTCATCAAGACGATATGCGATACCCTGTAAATCTTGAGCCGGACACTGGCGGCTATGTTGTGTCCTTCCCGGATATCCCCGAGGCACTGACCCAGGGCGATGACCGGGAAGAGGCGCTGTCGATGGCGCGCGATGCGCTGGTGACTGCCTTCGATTTTTATTTCGAGGATGGTCGGCCAGTACCCTCGCCGGGGGCGGTGGCCGGTGATTATGTGGATGTGCCCGCTAGTGTAGCGGCGAAGGTGCTGCTGCTTAATGCCTTTCTTGCGTCCGGCTTAACCCAGGTTGAGCTGGCTTCGCGCATGGGGATTAAAAAGCAGGAGGTGACGCGCCTCTTTAACCTGCATCACTCGACCAAGATCGACACAATCCAGAAAGCGCTTGCGGTGCTGGGTAAGACACTGGAACTGCACGCCGCGTAATAACGCTTCACCATCTTAAGGCTCGCTTCGGCGGGCCTTTTTCGTATCTGGCCGCAGGCAATCAGCATCTATCTCCCATTAACCGCGTGCCTGACGGCCCTTCCCCTTACACACAGCCTCCCAACTGCCGGAGGTATGAGACATGTTTGATATGAGCAAATTGGCTACTGGCGCAGCTTATGGCGCATCAGCCGGGACGGTAGCCAATGGACTGCTAACCCGGTTAAGCCCCGACGAGTGGAGCGCTCTGGGGGTGATTATCGGGATCGTTGTGGCAATCCTGACGTTCGGCATCAACTGGTACTACAAGCGTAAGACCACGTTGGCGCAGATCCAGGCGCTGAAGACCTGGCCCAGACGCCCGGTTGATATTACGGAGGATTAATGGCGATCTCATTGTCGTTACGTAACAAACTGATCGGTGTAGCTGGTGCTGGTGCGCTGGCGATCGCCACGGTATTTCTGGGTGGCAAAGATGGCGTAGAAGGGCGCAAGTATGAAGCGTACCGGGATGTTGCCGGGGTATGGACCGTCTGCGATGGCCATACGGGCCGGGATATCTTAAGAGGCAAGACCTACACCGATCGCGAGTGTGACAACCTGCTGTGGAAAGACCTGCAGCCAGCCAAGAAGACGGTTGATAGTCTGGTCAAAGCACCACTGAACGAGTACCAGCGAGCCGCTCTCTATAGCTTCGTCTTTAACGTTGGCTCTGACGCGTTCTCGAAATCAACGCTGCTGCGCAAGCTGAACAAAGGCGACCATGCCGGAGCGTGCGAAGAGATGCGCCGCTGGGTTTACGCTGGTGGCATGAAGTGGAAGGGCCTCCAGAACCGGCGCGAGATGGAGCGTAGCTTGTGCCTGGCGGAGAGCAAGTATGAAATTTGACTGGAATTTCGTCTTGCCGCTGATCCTGATGCTGCTTCTGGGCGGTACTGCTGCTTACTACCAGCACCAGTACGGGTTGGAGAAATCGCGCGCCGATACAGCTGAGCATAATTTGCAGCTGGCGAACGACACCATAGATGATATGCAGACGCGCCAGCGAGATGTGGCCGCACTGGATGCCAAATACACCGGAGAACTGGCAGATGCCCAGGAAACTATCGATCAGCTTGAGCGTGATGTTGCTGCTGGCCGTAAGCGGCTGCGGCTCAACGCAGAATGCCCCACGTCCGCAGAGGCCAGCACCGGCGGCCTGGGCGATGCTACCGGCCCCCGACTTACAGAGTCCGCTCAACGGGATTATTTCACCCTCAGAGAGCGGATCGCCACAGTAACGAAGCAGGTCGGTTACCTGCAGGATTACATTAAAACGCAGTGCCTTAAATAGTAGAGAGGGTATATGACTTACATCACCGACCGGGAACGCCGCCGCCGGGAGGAAGATGAGCGCCGCCGCCGTCAGGCCGAGAACAGCTCTTCATCTGGCCTGCTCAACCCGTTTAACCCCCTTAACCCAGCCAGTCCGCTTAGCCCGAGCTTGGCTGATTCTTCCTCTTCCTGTGATAGCGGCAGTAGCTATCACAGCGGATCGGGAAGTTGCAGCAGCGATTAAGCATCACAAGGCGCTTTCGAGCAGAGCGCCTGATGATGTTCTCCACTCTGCACAACACGGTTAGCCACGCTGTGAAGCGTCGCGACACTGGATTGACGAGGTCGTCAGTTAAATTACTGATTGCAATAGATTATTTTGTCATCTAACGTTGTTAGTGAACTGCAATCAAGAGGTGGATATGGAAGAGATAATTGTAACTATCATCGGCAGCAATTTTCCTGCGATGTCAGCAAGTAAGTTCTACGATGAAGAGGATGATGTCGAATATATCGAGATAAAAGGCGATGGCATAAGCCAGGAGCTTTTCAAGAATATCAGTCAAGGCACCAGTGTCGAGCTCTACTCGGAGCTTAAATCTCTGGGCTTTTACACGCTAATAACAGCAACGGCAGATATGGTTTTGCTCGCTAAGGGCGACATCGCCAATCTTCTGAAGCGTAAGATAAATTTTAAATAAGCCGCCTTCGGACGGTTTTTTATTGCCACCACATCAAGCCACTGGCATCCGCTGGTGGCTTTTTTTATGCGCCTCGCACGCGCACCAAAGAGAGTCTTTCAGCCGTGAGCCTGGGGATCCGCTTCTCTCGGGCGGCTGTCCCGTGCGACAGGCTCACATCTAAAAGGAAACCACTATGACTGAATGTTTGAGCATTCCCTGTGTAAAAACGACACCCAAGCCATTCGGTGTAAACGTCGAATGGAAATGGCCTGATTCGAGCTTCTGGGGTTCTCAGCTTGAACTGCAATACCTCCTTGCAGATGACCGCCTTGTGAAAGAGGTCATCAGTTGGCCGGTTACTGGGCTCCTGATTTCTGGGCGTAAAGCTGGTGAGCGACTGCAGGTGCGCCTGCGTCCTGTTAGGGCAGATGGTACCGCGCGAGAATGGCGCGCCGGAGACTGGATTGATGCTACGACATCGACCGATGTGCAGGATATTGTTGATCATATCCTTGAGGGCATAAATGAAAGCCAGGCATTTAAAAGGCTGGTGGGCCAAAACCTGCCTCCGTCTGGCGGTTATGTTACACCTCAGAACTACACGATCCGCGTAGGTAACGATGAGAACGGCAGGCTTTGCGCTACTGGTTTTGGCGTAGCTGTTGAGAATGGTAAAAAGCAGGTAAAGCTTCATGCTGAAAAGTTTGAGGTTAATATGAGCGGCACACTGCATTTAAAAGACGCAGTCGCGACAGCAGTCGAACTCAAGACCCGCCTCTCTGACGATATGCGCGAGGCTGTCATTGACGCTGTGCGTGAGAGTGATTTGTTTAAGGCGCTGCAGGCGTCACAGGATGCTCAGGCTTCTGCTCAGGTCACATTGCAACAGACCATTAATCAGGTAGTGACCGACGCCATACGCAACGCGGTAAAGCCCGGCGGCCTGCTGTATCGTCCCTAAGGGTTCAATGTATGGCATCAAACTCCCCCTGGCATAACCTCTACAACACGAAGCGATGGTACCGCCTGCGCTATCACCAGTTGCAGAAGCAGCCGCTCTGCGAGTTTCATCTGAAGCGTAACCAGGTGGTGTCGGCTGCTGTTGTGGACCACATCAAGCCGCACAAAGGCGATGAAACTCTCTTTCACGATCCGGAAAATTTACAAAGTTTATGCAAACGCTGCCACGACTCAGTGAAGCAGCGCATGGAGAACGGCGGAACGGTGACCGAGTTCGATGACGAGGGCCGGGTTATCTGGTAACAGGAGCACGCAATGCAAGACCTGAAGATTGAATACCGCGATGGCAAGCTGATTGAACTGAGCATTGATGGCGTGAGCTTTAACGATCTCACCTCGATCACCTTCAGCCACGAGGCAGGTAAGTCACTGCCAACCGTCAGCCTGACCATGCCGCTCGGCGTCGGCGATCGGCTCGTGTCCGCCAGCCTGTCCCGCGAAAACCTGCGGATTATCGAAAAATGAGATTCATTCTCGTTTGATGGTCGCGAGAGCAGGGGGAGGGTAAAACTCTGACGCCTGGCCGACAAAGACCGCGCTCCCAGTTTTATTTTTAAAAACGTCCAGAAAAAAAGGAAAAAAGCGATGGCACAGCGAGGCAGAAAGTCTCTGGCTGCGACGTCGGCTGCCTCGCTGCCGGTACTGGCTGAAAGTAGGCTGCAGCCGTCCATTCACCTGAGCGATCCGGAGATTAACGTCTGGGTCCGGCTGGTCAATGACAACCCGGCCAGCTCATTCACCGAAACACACCGGGACATGCTGGAGATGTACTGTCGGCATGTGGTGCAGGCCCGGCTGCTCACAACCCAGATTGAAGAGTTCGAGCTCGAGTGGCTGGCCCGGGATGACGGTCTTAAGCGCTACGACAAACTTCTTACGATGCGCGAGCGGGAGGTGCGATCGGCATCCTCTCTTGCGACCCGCCTGCGGATCACCCGCCAGGCTACAGCCGACCCTAAAACGGTTGGCCGTGCTAACAACAATCTCGCTCGGGAGAAAAAGCCCTGGGAAATTGATTAAGGCTCTTTGATGGCTAAAAAAAATCTGACAAGAGCCGAGAGGAATATCCTCTGGTGCGAAAGAAATATCGTCATCCCTGAAGGTAAGTTCGTCGGCCAGCCCCTGAAAATGGCTGAGTTCATGAAGGACGATTTCAGGGCCATATTCGACAACAAGCATGGCACACGCCGGGCGATCATCAGCCGCGGGCGTAAGAACGCCAAAACTGTGGAAACCGCCATGCTAATGCTGCTCTACCTGGTAGGACCGGAGGCAGCACCTAACTCGCAGCTGTATTCGGCGGCGCGGTCCCGCGATCAGGCTGCCATCCTGTTTAATCTGGCGTCAAAGATGTGCCGCATGAACCCGGTGCTCATGCAGTATGTCGCGATCAAGGATTCAGCCAAGGAGATTCACTGCCCGGAACTGGGCTCTTACTATCGCGCACTGAGTGCTGAGGCAACCACGGCCTACGGTTTCTCGCCGCGATTTGTTGCACACGATGAACTTGGGCAGGTACGCGGACCGCGTGACCCGCTCTATGAGGCGCTGGAGACCGCGACTGCCGCCCAGGACAACCCCATTTCGGTGATCATCAGTACCCAGGCTCCTGACGCAAGTGATCTGCTCAGCCTGCTGATTGATGACGGCCTGACCGGTGCTGACCCGAGAACGGTGGTCCGGCTCCAGACCGCGCCGGAAGATATCGATCCTTTCTCGGTTGAAGCCATCCGGCTGGCAAACCCGGCCTTCGATGTATTCATGAACCAGAAAGAAGTGCTGGATATGGCCGCCAGCGCGAAGCGTCTCCCGTCGCGCCAGGCAGAGTTTGAGAACCTGGTGCTTAACCGGCGCGTGGAGGCTAAAAGCCCGTTCGTCAGCCAGACCGTCTGGCACATGAACAAGGAAGAGCCTGACGATCTCACTGGTAAAACCGTGTGGGGCGGGCTCGACCTCTCCAGCGTGTCAGACCTTACCGCGCTGGTGCTCAACACGACACAGGGTGATGTGCACTGTAAGTTCTGGTTGCCTGAAGAGGGGCTGGCAGACAAGGCGCGCAATGATCGCGTGCCGTATGACATCTGGGCGAAGCAGGGCTTTCTTAACACAACGCCAGGCAAGGCCATTGAATACGCCTTTATCGCCCGCGAGTTGCGGCGCGTGTTCGATATCTGCAACGTCCGGGCGCTGGCGTTCGACCGCTACAACATGCGTTTTCTTCGCCCGCATCTGATTGATGCCGGGTTTACTGAGGCAGAGCTCGAGCGGTTCGTTGAGTTCGGCCAGGGCTTTGTCTCGATGTCCCCGGCGCTCAGGGAACTGGAAGCCAGGCTGCTGGGCGCGCAACTGAAGCACGGCAACCACCCCATTCTCGAAATGTGCGCCAAGAACGCCACGGTTATTACCGATCCCGCCGGAAACCGTAAGTTTGTAAAAGGTAAATCCAGCGGGCGTATCGACGGCATGGTTGCACTGGCCATGTCTGTCGGCGCGCAGACGAGCGATGAGGTGGAAGACCAGGGCGACGTTAACGACTTTATCTATAACTTTTTGAGCATCTAGCATGGCAGAAACCGACTACAGCATTGACCTGCGGACACGTTCGCCATTCTGGGCGCGCATGGCCTCTATTCTGACCGGTGGCCGACTGGTTACACCGGATAACGGCTCGCAGATGGCGGGCACATCAGCTCACGGCACTGTCGGGGAATCGGTGGTGAGCGATGAGCGCAACATGTCGATCAGCACCGTATGGGCCTGCATCAGGCTCATCTCCACCGTCACAGCCTCTTTACCGCTGGACGTTTTTGAAACCGTCGACGATCAGCGTAAGAAAGTCGACAACACCAACCCGCTGGCGAAGCTTCTCCGCTTCCGGCCCAACAACTTCATGACCGCGCTTGAGTTTCGCGAGGCGATGACAATGCAGCTCTGCGCGTACGGCAACGCCTACGCGCACCTGGAGCGAAACAGCGTGGGTGATGTCATCAGCATGCTGCCGCTGCTGAGCGCGAACATGGATGTCCGGCTCGATGGCAAAAATGTCATCTACCGCTACCGGCGCGACAGCGAGTATGTGGATTTTAAGCCTAAAGAGATTTTCCACCTTAAAGGCTTCGGCTTTAACGGGCTGGTGGGGTTGTCGCCGCTGGCGTTCAGCGCCAAATCTGCAGGCGTGGCGATCGCTATGGAGGATAACCAGCGGGAGTTCTTCGCCAACGGCGCGAAGTCGCCGCAAATCCTGATGACTGACGGCAAGGTGCTGACTAAAGAGCAGCGCGGGCAGCTGGAGGAAAACTTCAAGGAGATTGCCGGTGGCCCGGTGAGAAAACGCCTCTGGATCCTGGAGAGTGGATTTACCACCCAGCCTATTGGCATCTCGCCTCAGGACGCGCAGATGCTTGAGGCGCGCAAGTTTCAGGTGGCAGAGCTGGCGCGCTTTTACGGTGTTCCTCCGCACCTGGTCGGTGATGTTGAAAAAACAACTTCATGGGGCAGCGGCATTGAGCAGCAGAACCTCGGTTTTCTGCAGTACACCCTGAAACCCTATCTCGATCGCTGGGAATACAGCATTGAGCGCTGGCTGGTCAAAGAGTCCGATCAGGGCAGGCTCCACGCCGAGCATAACCTGGATGGACTGCTTCGCGGTGATTCAGCGAGCCGCGCCGCATTCATGCAAACGATGGTCAATACCGGGATCCGGACCGTTAACGAGGTGCGGCGACTGGATAACCTTCCGCCATTGCCTGGCGGTGATGTGGCAACGCGCCAGTCGCAGAACGTACCCATTACCGATCTCGGAACAAACAAAGAGCCCCGCACTGACGGGGCTTAATTTTTATGGGGGCCATGATGCCTGATATTCACAAGACGCTGGCGTTCGACCAGACCGAAATTAAGTTTACCGGTGACGGCAGCAAGGGAACGTTTGAAGGTTACGCCTCGGTATTCAACAACACCGACTCGGATGGCGACATTATTTTACCCGGCGCGTTCGCTGGCGTGGTCGCTAACCAGAGCCGCCAGGTGGCGATGTTCTTTAACCACCAGACGCGCGCCATCCCGGTCGGCAAGTGGGATGCCATGCATGAGGACGAGAAGGGTCTGTTTGTGCGCGGGCAGCTCACCCCCGGGCTAAGTCTGGCCGAAGACCTGAAGGCAGCCATGCAGCATGGCACTGTCGAGGGGATGTCGGTCGGGTTTTCTGTCGGACCGGACGATTACAGCGTCGGCACTACCGGCCTAATTTTCAAAAACATCTCGTATCTCCGGGAGATCAGCGTCTGCACATTCCCGGCTAACGAGCTGGCGGGCGTGACCGCCATGAAAAGTATCGACGGCATCAAAACCATTCGTGACGCGGAGGCCTGGCTGAGGGATTCAGTCGGTCTTACGCGCGCTGAAGCGCAGGCGTTTATCGCCCGCGTGAAGACCGCAGGCCGAAGCGAGTTCGGCGGCGGCGACATTGACGCGCTTGCACAGCGCATAACTTCCTTTGCCGCTAACCTGCGGAACAAGTAACGGAGCACCACATGTCTGAATTATCTGTACTGGAAAAAGCGATCGAGAACTCCCAGAAAGAAGTGAAGGAGCTCATCGAGGAGCAGCGTAAGTCCATCAACCAAAATGGTGAGATCAACAAACAGCTGCAGACCGACCTGGCTAAAGCCCAGGATGAACTGAAAAGCACCGGCAACCGCCTGTTCGATCTTGAGCAGAAACTGGCTGGCAACTCGCCTGAACAGACCGCCAAGAAGTCCTTTGCAGAGCGCGTGTCCGAAGACCTGATGAAGGGCTGGGATGGCTCCCGCACCAAAGCGAAAGTGACCAGCTTCGACAAGGTGATCGGGTCAGGAGCGAACTCTGCCGGCGCTCTGGTTCTGCCGCAGCAGCAGCCGGGCATCCTGATGCCGGGTCTCCGTCGCCTGACCGTACGTGATCTGCTGGCGCAGGGGCGCATTACCAGCAACGCGCTGGAATACGTTCGTGAGAACGTGTTTACCAACGCAGCCGCGCCAGTGGCAGAAGGTACGCTCAAGCCTGAAAGTAACATCACCTTCACCAAAGAAACGGCGAACGTGAAGACTATCGCCCACTGGATCCAGGCATCGCGCCAGATTATGGACGATGCGCCTGCCCTCGAGTCTTACATCAACTCCCGCATGATGTATGGCCTGGCGCTGGTGGAAGAGAACCAGATGCTGAACGGGGATGGCACCGGCGACAACCTCCAGGGGCTGAACGTGGTGGCGAACGACTACGAAACCGCACTGAACGCGACCGGGGATACCGGTGCTGATGTTCTGGCACATGCCATCTATCAGGTGTCGCTGAGCGAGTTCGAAGCCGACGGCATCATTCTTAACCCGGCGGACTGGCACCGCATCGCGCTGCTGAAAGACGCTAACGGCAACTACATTCTTGGCGGCCCGCAGGCGTTTGCCTCCAAAGTGCTCTGGGGTCTGCCGGTGGTGTCGACCACGGCGCAGACGGCAGGGAAATTCACCGTTGGCGCGTTTGGGCTGGCATCTCAGGTGTGGGATCGCATGGATGCCACTATCGAGATTAGTAATCAGGATCGCGATAACTTCGTTAAAAACATGCTGACCATCCTGTGCGAAGAGCGTCTGGCGCTGGCGCACTATCGTCCTGCGGCCATCGTTACCGGTGATATTACCGTCGGTACCGGCGCATAACAGAAGGGCGCGGTCAGCAATGGCCGCGTAAACGCTATGAAAATTAAAGCTCTCCGTATGTTCTCGCACTACCACCTCGGCACCGTTTCTCAGGGCGAAACCCGCATCGTGAAAAAGGAGATCGGCGAGGCGCTGGTGAAACTGCATCTGGCAGAAGAGGTTGAGCCTGAAAAGGCAGAAACGCCAGATCCCGAAAAACCGAAAACCGGGGGTAAAGGTGGAAATAAGCGCGGAGCAGATGGCGCAGATAAAGGCGCATCTCAGGGTTGATAGCGACGCCGAAGATACGCTTATCGGCGCATACGCATCGGCCGCCGTTGATTATGTTGAGCATTTCTGTGACGGTGCGCTGGTGGAGGTACTGACGCCGCCAGCAGAAGAAAAAGAGCCTCCCCGAGAGGTTCTTTTTACTTCCGGCATCTGGGCGGCAATGCTTTTGCTGATTGGCCACTGGTATGCGAACCGTGAAGCCGCGTCGCAGAATCTGGCGGAAACGCCGCTTGGCGTCGAGGCGTTGCTTTTACAGCACCGGCGGTGGCACTGATGGCCTGCTCCGGATGCGCCGCCCGGCGTGAATGGCTTAAAAAGTGGATGAAAATCGCCTATGAACGATCAACAGGTAAATCAGCTGCTGGCAGCACTGGCAGCACAGACAAAGGCACTGAACGAACAGACCGCCGCGATAACCCGCCTGGCGGTATCAAATGAGGAACTGTCCTCGCTTATATTGCGGGATCTCGCTGGCGACATAGAAACCACAACGATTGATTCCCCGCACCCCACCTACCTCAGCACCAGGCCCAGGGGGTAGCCATGCAGGCCGGGAAACTTAATAAACGAATCACGCTGCAAAAGCCTGTTAAAACGCAGAGCCCGGCCACTGGCGCGATCGTTAATGGCTGGGCTGATGTGGCTGAGCTGTGGGCTAACGTTACCGATTTGTCTGCGCGCGATTTTGTGGCCGCGCAGGCGGGACAGAGCGAGGTAACCACTCGGATCACTATCCGCTGGCGTGATGATGTCACGGATAAGCACCGCATTCTTTACCGTGGCCGCGTTTACGATATTCAGGGCGTGCTGGAAGACGATAAAAGCGGCCGGGAATACCTGACGCTGCCATGCTCGCGGGGGGTTAACGATGGCTGACGGCGTTGATTTCAGCATAATCGGTGTTGAGGCGTTGCTGGGGAAACTATCCTCCGTCAGTGACGATCTGCGCAGTCGCGGCGGGCGGGCTGCTCTCAGGCGCGCCGGTAACGTGATTGTCGAAAAAGCGAAAGCGAACGCCAGCCGAATCGATGATCCGCATACTGGCCGCAGCATTGCCGCAAACGTGGCAATGCGCTGGAACGGGCGGGTTTTTAAAACCACCGGCAATCTGGGTTTTCGGATCGGCGTTCTTCACGGTGCCGTCCTGAAAAAAGATCCTGACCTTGGTGAGAATGCGCCCACGCCACACTGGCGACTGATTGAGTTCGGTACCGAGAATGTGCGGGCGCAGCCGTTTATGCGCCCTGCGGCTGAAAGCAGTGTCGGTGAGGTGGTGAACGTCTTTGCTACTGAATACGAAAAGGCCATTGACCGTGCCATCAAGCGCGCGGCGAAAAAAGGAGTGCCTCCATGATTGCGCCGATCTTTAGCGTCTGCGCCGCCAGCCCGTCGGTGGTTGCACTGCTGGGCGGCGACACGCTGCGCCTCTATCCGTTCGGCCAGCAGGACGACAACGTGGTCTATCCCTACGTGGTGTGGCAGAACGTCACCGGCTCACCGGAGAACTATCTCGCGCAACGGCCCGATGTCGATTCGTTCACCCTGCAGGTTGATGCATATGCCGACACCGTGGACGACGTGATCGCTGTTGCCGCCGCGCTACGCGACGCTATCGAGCCACACGCATATATCACGCGCTGGGGTGGGCAGGAAAAAGACCCCGAAACCAGACGCTACCGCTATTCGTTCGACGTGGACTGGATAGTGAAGCGATAACCCTCTCACCGGCCCTGAGCCGGTTTTTTTATGACCGGAGATAAACCATGTCTGTATTAACTCAAGGCACGCAGCTCTATCTGCTCGCCAATGGCGCAGTGAGTGAAGTGGAATGTATTACAGCGTTTTCACCAGGCAGTAACCCTGCTGACCAGATTGAGGATACCTGCCTCGCTGAAAAGAACGATCGTACTTACAAACGCGGGCTTCGTACCCCGGGCGCAGCATCCCTCACGCTGAATGCTGATCCTAAAAATGCCAGCCATATCATGCTTTATAACCTGTCGATTTCCGATGATGAAGCCGATCAGGACCTGACCTTTGCAATTGGCTGGTCTGATGGTGAAGCCGGACCGACGGCAGCCGCCAGCGGCACGAGCGGTGCGGTAGACGGACTGGCGCTGCCCGACAGCCGCACCTGGTTTGTTTTCAAGGGTTACGTCAGCGACTTCCCGTTTGATTTTGCAGCCAACACGGTTGTTTCCACTTCCGCCTCTATCCAGCGTTCCGGCTCTGCCGTCTGGGTACCAAAAGCGAGCGCCTAAAGCATGAAGCTGACATTAGATGCACTGAAACAGGCCGGAGCATTCACCGGCCGCCCGGTAGAGAAAGAAATCACCTGGAAGCAGGGTGAGCAGGAGATCACCGCAACCGTCTATATCCGCCCTATGGGCTACCACTCGGCGATGACCGACGTTATGGCGGCAAATGGCCGGGTGGATGGCGTGGCCGGGCGTATTGCTGCCTCAATCTGCGACGAAGCTGGACATCCGGTGTTTTCCCCGGCGGACATTACCGGCGAAGCGGATCCGGAACGCGGCGCGCTGGATGGTCAGTTGACTATCGCTCTGCTGGTTGCCATCCAGGAGGTTAACGATCTGGGAAAGAGTACCAGCTCAGCGCCGAAGACGAGTTCTGGTGCGAGCTCGTCCTCAACGGCATCGGCGGAAGAACCATCGCCGAAGCGCGGGAAGCGATCAGCTTCAAAGAGTCGCAGCTCTGGGCGAAATACCGGGAACAATACGGCAGCCTGAACCCGATTATGCGAACGGAGTGGGGCGCTGCGCTGATCTCCTCCGTTCTGGCAAACGTCAACAAAGGCAAGGATGCTCCGACATTCCGTATCAGTGATTTTGCTCCACATATACCCGAAGCGCCCCTCTCTCTGGAAGATGCAATGAAGGCTTGGAGCTAATCAGGTTAATATTTGTGATACATTTAGATCTTCATAGATGGAGATCTCGTAATGAAAAATTTTGGTTGGCTTCTTTCTTTAATTGGCGTGTTACTTGGTATATATGCCCTATTAATGGATGTGACTGTCCCTGTGGGAGATGGCACGAATGTTGTTAATTTCGGGCTGCTTTCTCTAAGGCAGAATCTAGTGATAATTGCAGGTTTTTTGTTCTTAGGTGGCCTGATAGTCTCAGCATTAAGAAGGAAGAGGAATGTTCCTGTAGTAGATTTCACTGAGCTAGAACGCATTGATGCAAAATATTTTGTTATCCAAGCTGATGGCGGTGAACGCCTTGATATTTTAGCCATTGATAGGGTAACACTCATGCTTTTAGGGAAATATAGCAAGAGTAGTGTTTCAGATATCATGCTGATGAACAGACCTCTTATTGATAAATGGTTAACTTCTTTGCCTGTTGAACTGCAAAAGGATTTTAGGAGGCAGTTAGAAATTAGGCTAAAAGAGAACAGCTAAATGAGCCCCGCTTAGCGGGGTTTTTTTTGGAGAAAAAATGGCTAGTAAATCTCTTGGCACCCTCACGATAGATCTAATAGCCAAGGTGGGCGGTTTTGTTGCGGGAATGGATAAGGCCGAGCGCTCATCAGGGAAATGGCGCAAGCAAATAGAGGAAGACGCTAAAGCTGTCGGTTCAGCTATTTCGTCAGTAGGGGTCGCTGCGGCAGGTGCGGCGGTAACCGCAAGCGCTGCTGGCATTGTTTTGCTGAAGTCCACTTCTGAGCAAATCACAGAAACCGATCGCTGGGCAAAATCTCTGCGCGTCTCGACCCAAGAGCTTCTTGCGTGGCAGTTTGCAGCAGAAAAAGCCGGGGTATCTGGTGACCAGATGGCTGATATTTTCAAAGATATTGGCGATAAAATTGGTGATGCTGTACTTAATAAGTCAGGTGAGGCTGTTGATGCGCTAAATGCGTTGGGTTTATCAGCAGATAAGTTATCCAAAACCACTCCAGATAAACAACTTTTGGCTATTGGTGAGGCTTTAAGTAAAGTCTCTACTAACGCCGGGAAGATAACCATTCTTGAAAGTCTTGGTAATGACTTATCAAAACTACTCCCGCTTTTTGATAATAATAATGAAAAATTAAAGTCATTTATTCAACAAGCTAAAGATTATGGTGTTGCTCCTGACGCCAAGTCTATTAATGACCTGTTGAAAGTTAACGAGCTTTTTCAAGATATAGATGCTCAAGTTAAAGGGCTGAAAATTGAAATCGCTAGTGGACTCGCAAAAGTAGACTTGTCTCAATTAAATAAGTCTCTCAGCGATGTAAAAAACATCTTAACCGATCCTTCTGTTTTGCAAGGCCTGGCTTCTCTTGTGAGCCAGATAGCTGGGCTGGCGGGATGGATGGCAAAGGCGGCATCTGAGGCTGGTAAGCTTGCAGTAGCGTCGGGAAATAGAATGGCCGCCTTAGGCGGGAATGTCGATATGTCAAATATCGATCAGATAAATGAGCGTATTGAATATCTTCAGGGAAACCTTTCGGGGCGAGACGGTTTCTATTCCCAAGGTGAGTCTTTCTTTGGCTGGCTAACAGGCGGGGATGACAGCGTAAAAACCTTGAGTCAAGAGCTAAAGGGATTAATCGAACAGCGTGAAAAGCTGTCAGAACAAAAAAATGCTGTGAATCTCCCTCCCACGACTCAAGCTACCACGGCGCCAGCGGGTTCATTTGCGCTTGGAGTTAATGAGGTAAACGGCAAGCCAACGGTTGACGCCGGAGCTAAAAAGCTTGAGGGTGCCTTCAAAGCTACAGAGCAAAGCTACCTTCGCCAGATAGCCCTGATCGACACGACGGGTAAAAAATCAGCTGAGGTTACAGAGCAGCAGAAGCTGCAGTTTGATATCGCTGACGGCAAACTGGAGGGGCTTAACGCGACGCAGCGCCAGCACCTTGAGCAACTGGCCACAGAGGTAGATCGGCTTAATGCTGTTAAAAAGGCCAATGAAGACAATCTTAAAGTGGCCGAATACGTGGCGAACCTGCAGCGCGAGAACGCGAACAGCGCCGCCACCCTCAATGCCGATATCGTAGGTGCTGGCATGGGTGACAAGGCGCGGGATCGTATGCGCGAGCGGCTGGCCGTCGAGCGGGAATTTAACGAAAAGCGCGCTGATCTGCAGCTTCGTTACCTGACTGGTGAAATCAAGAACCAGGGCGAGTACGACCGCTATACAGGTGAGCTCGAAAAGGCCCAGGCCGAGCGCCTCGGCAACTACGAATCCTACTACCAGCAGATAGACCAGCTCGACGCCGACTGGGTGACCGGTGCGCGCGACGGCCTGGCTAACTGGGTTGATGACGCCACGAACTACTCCTCTCAGGCTGCCAGCGCAATGCAGAGCGCGATGTCCGGCATTACCAGCAATATTGTCGATATGCTCAACGATAACGAGGCTTCCTGGAAGGACTGGAGCGTCAGCGTCCTGAAGTCGATCCAGACCGTGCTGGTTAATATGGCAATCGCCAACGCTGTCAGCAGTATCGGCTCGCTTTTCAGCTTTGGCGCGGCAGCGGGCGGCAGCACGCCTTCAGGTTCATATGCCAGCGCGGCGGCAGGCGTAAAGCTAAATGCCAAAGGCGGAGTGTACGAATCCGCCGATCTGAGCAAGTTCAGCAACAGCATCGTCAACAGCCCGACCATGTTCGCGTTCGCTAAAGGCGCTGGCCTGATGGGTGAAGCCGGGCCGGAGGCGATCATGCCGCTGACGCGTGCCGCCGACGGCTCGCTGGGTGTCCGGGCACTGGATTCCGGTCAGGGGCAGGGCGGCGGCCTGTCCGTCAGTATCGGCGATATCAATTTCAACTCCCAGACGCAGCAGCCGGCCAGCCAGGGTATTGCCAGCGCCGCTGGCCGCCAGCTTACGGATGCGATCCTGCGCACGGTCAACGATGAAGTCAGCCGCCCCGGCACACCTCTCTGGCGGGCAATCAAAGGAGTTTAACCTTGGCCGTAGAAACTTTTACCTGGTGCCCGCGTGTCGGCGCACAAAGTGACACCAGTTTCCGGACGCGTAAGGCGCAGTTCGGGGACGGATATGCCCAGGTGTCGGGCGACGGTATCAACCCCAGGACGCCGCAATGGACCGTCAGCTTTACCGGAAAGGAGACCTATATTCTGGAGATAAAAGCCTTTCTTGAGCGGCACGCGGGCTGGAAATCTTTTCAGTGGAAGCCGCCTCTCGAACCCGCAGGTCTTTACCGATCCGAATCCGTCAATATTGTTACCCACGGTGCCGGTCTCTACACCCTCAGCACCACCTTCACACAGGCATTTCATCCATGAGCATTTCATCTGACGTACAGAAGCTGGAGCCCGGCGAAAAGGTCAAACTGCTGGAGGTGGACGGCTCGGCGTTCGGCGCCGGCATCCTGCGATTTCACAACGAGACGATCGCACACACCGAGGCCGAGCTTGCCGCAGCAGGAGGAGACGAAACTCTTCTCGATCCGAAGTCGCTATGGTGGCAGGGAGTGGAGTACAGCGCCTGGCCTTTCCAGCTGGAAGGGCTGTCCTTCAGCAGCGACGGCCAGAGCGCCAGGCCAAAACTGACCGTGGCAAATATCAAGGGAACCATCGGCGCGCTGTGTCGCCGGTTCCAGGGCATGGCCCGGGCGAAGGTCACTATCCATGAAACCTTTGCCCACTATCTGGATGCCCGCAATTTTTCGCAGGGCAATCCGGATGCCGACCCGCTGGAGGAGCGCAAGCAGGTCTTTTATGTGGATCGTAAATCCGGCGGCGATGACGAAACGGTGGAGTTTGAGCTGTCCAGTCCCGCCGACCTGCGCGGCCAACAGATCCCGACGCGCCAGATCCAGCCGCTGTGTACCTGGTGCATGCGGGGCTGGTATAAAACCGGTAACGGCTGCACCTACGCCGGGCAAAACGGCTGGTTCGATAAAGACGGTAATCAGGTGGATGACCCGGCGCTGGATGTCTGTTCCGGCCTGCTTTCGACCGGCTGTAAACCGCGATTCGGCGAAAACGAGGAGCTGGATTTTGGCGGTATGCCAGGCGCTTCCCTTCTCAGGAGTTAACCATGCGCAGTAAAACGATCAGTGCCATTCTGGCGCACGCTGAATCAGCTTTCCCCTCAGAGTGCTGCGGGCTGGTTATCCAGAAGGGCCGGGTAGAAAAATACATTCCCTGCGAGAACCGCGCCGCCGCCCCCGGTGAGCAGTTCGAGATCGCCCCCGAGGATTATGCCGCAGCGGAGGACCAGGGCACGGTGGTGGCCGTGGTTCACAGCCATCCGGGCGACGGAGCAACCACACAGCCCAGCGAGCTTGACATGCTGATGTGTGATGCCACCGAGGTGCCCTGGGTGATCGCCTCATGGCCTGAGGGCGATATCCGCACTATCACGCCCCGCGGCGATCGTCCGCTGACTGGCCGCCAGTTCGTACTGGGGCACGCCGACTGCTGGACGCTGCTGATGGATTACTTCCGCACAGAACATGGCATCACGCTGCCCAATTACAGCGTGGAGCGCCACTGGTGGGAGCAGGGCGAAAACCTGTATATGGATAACTGGTACGAATGTGGTTTCCGTGAATTCAGCGGGCCGCCGCGCCCGGGCGATGTGGTCATCATGCAGGTCCAGTCGCCTGTGGCAAACCATGCCGGTGTGCTGCTGGAGGGCAACATGCTGTTGCATCACATGTACGGACAGCTGAGCCAGCGGGTGCCGTACGGGGGCTATTACCTCGACCGGACCATCAAAATTGTCCGACATCAGGAGTTGATGTAATGCAGAACTGCACCGTGATCAAACTGAGCGGCTCAATGGCGCAGCGCTTCGGGCGAACCCATTACCGCGTGCTCGATACGTCGAAGGAGGTTTTCCGGGCGCTCTCGGCGACTATTGACGGCTTTGAGGCCTGGATGCGGCAGGCGCGGGCGCTGGGCCTTGATTTCGTTATCTTCCGCAACCGTCGCAACATCGGGGAGGACGAGTTCGGGATGTGCAGCGCCGGTAATGAGCTGCGCATTATTCCTGTCATTCGCGGCAGTAAGCGCGCGGGCGTGTTCCAGATCGTGGCCGCCGCCGCCATCGCCGCCTTTGCCTGGTGGAACCCGATCGGCTGGACCGCTGCCACGCAGGGTGCGCTGTATGCTGCTGCCGGATCTATGGCCGTCGGCGGCGTGGTTCAGATGCTTTCTCCGCAGGTGGCCGGGCTGCGTTCGCGGGAGGATCCGGACAATAAACCCTCCTATGCGTTCGGCGGTCCGGTGAATACCACTGCCGCCGGTAACCCGGTACCGCTGCTGTACGGGCAGCGTGAAATTGGCGGGGCCATCATTTCGGCGGGCATCTACACCGAAGACCAGCAGTAATTCTCTTTTCATCCCGGGCCGCCTTATGGCGGCTTTTTTTATGGGCGAAATATGACCACGAAAATAAAAGGCCGCAAGAGTGGCAGCAAAAAGGGGCACACTCCGGTTGAGTCTCCGGACAGCGCCCAGTCGATCGCCCGGGCCAAGATGCTGATCGCCCTGGGCGAAGGGGAGTTTGCCGGCGGGCTGACAGGGCAGACAATTTTTTTCGGTGACGGAACTTCTTATACACCGCTGCAGAACACTGACGGCTCGGAAAACTTCCCCGGTGTGGTCTGGGAGTTCCGATCCGGTGTGCAGGACCAGTCTTACATTCAGGGCTTCCCCGGCGTTGAAAACGAGCTGACTGTTGGCTATGAGCTGAAGTTCGCTGTGCCGTACATCCGCGCAATTTCGAACACGCAGTTGTCAGCGGTACGGGTCCGCGTAGGCTGGGCGACCCTGCTCTGGCAGAAGGATAACGGCGACAAGGTTGGTACCCGTGTGGAATACGCCATCGATCTGTCTGTTGATGGCGGCACATACGAGACGGTGATTAACGGTGTTGTGGACGACAAGGCGACGACTCTCTACGAGCGAAGCCACCGTATAAACCTGCCGAAGGCCACCACCGGCTGGCAGCTGCGCGTGCGCCGCGTCTCTCCGGACGCCACAAGCATCAACGTCGTCGATACGATGAAGGTGCAGGCGGTTACCGAGATCATCGATGCCAAGCTTCGCTATCCGCATACCGCGCTGCTGTACGTTGAATTTGATGCCCGGCAGTTCCCGAACGGCATTCCGCAGGTGGTGTGCAGCCCGAAAGGGCGGATCATCCGGGTGCCCGATACCTATGATCCGGAGACCCGGACCTACAGCGGGACCTGGACGGGCACTTTTAAATGGGCCTGGACCGATAACCCGGCCTGGATTTTCTACGATATCGTCCTGAGCGAGCGCTTTGGCCTCGGCCAGCGTATTGGCTCTGAGCAGCTTGACCGCTGGGAGCTGTACCGCATCGCGCAGTATTGCGATCAGCTGATCCCGGATGGCAGAGGCGGCATGGAGCCACGCCACCGCTGCAACGTGTACATTCAGGACCGGGCGGACGCATGGACGGTGCTGCGTGACCTGGCGGCGCGGTTCCGGGGTATGACCTACTGGGGCGACAACCGCATGTATGTCCTGGCGGATATGCCGGACGACACCTCGCACATCTACAATCATGCCAACGTGGTCAACGGCAAATTTACCTTCTCCGACCCCAGCGAGACGACGCGCTACACCACGGCGCTGGTCAACTGGTCAGATCCAAAAAATCATTACAAAGATACACCTGAACCCGTTTACGACAACGAGCTGGCAATGCGCTACGACTACCGCCAGATTGAGCTGACGGCTATCGGGTGTGATCGCCAGTCAGAGGCAAACCGCCACGGGCGCTGGATCCTGTTGACGAATGGGGCGGGCGAGGTAGTGACGTTCGATACCGGCCTGGATGTACCGTCGGTAGGGAAAGTTATTGGTGTGGCCGCGAATGAACTGGCCGGGCGTATTATCGGCGGGCGCATCAGTGCAGTGAACGGGCGCACCGTTAAGCTTGACCGTGCAGCCGACGTCAAGCCAGGGGATCGCCTTTTCGTTAACCTGCCTTCCGGATCTGCGCAGGCGCGCACTGTCCAGGCTGTTAATGGTGACATGGTTACCGTCACCACCCCCTGGAGCGAGACGCCGGAAGCGGAAAGCAACTGGGCGGTCGAGGCTGACGATCTGTATATGGCGCTATTTCGCGTAACGGCCGTCACCGACAACAACGACGGCACCTATGCGGTCACCGGCACAACGTACAACCCCGATCTTTACTTCGCTGTGGATCATGGTGCCCGCCTCGATGAGCGTCCAATCAGCGTCATTCCGCCAGGTGTGCAGGCGCCCCCGGATAATGTCTCAATCGACAGTTACTCGCAGGTCAACCAGGGGATTGCTGTCACCACTATGCGTGTGGCCTGGGATTCCGTTCCCGGCGCCATAGCTTATGAGGCCCAGTGGCGAAAAGACTCCGGCAACTGGGTCAGTGTGCCGCGTACCTCAACTCAGGGCTTTGAGGTGACGGGTATTTATGCTGGCCGCTACCTGGTGCGCGTGCGCGCCGTTAATGCGATGGACGCATCAAGTGTCTGGAGTTTTTCGGATGAGGTGGCGTTAACCGGCAAAGTGGGCAATCCGCCTAAACCTGTCGGCCTCACCGCGTCGGATAACGTGGTGTTTGGCATCGAGCTTAACTGGGGGTTTTCAGAGAACACCGGCGACACGCTGAAGACGGAAATTCAGTACAGCGTTACTGGATCCGATGATGACGCCATGCTGCTGGCCGACGTGCCGTACCCGGCGCGAAAGTATCAGCAGATGGGCCTGCGGGCCGGGCAGATTTTCTGGTACCGCGCGCAGCTGGTGGACAAAACCGGTAACGAGTCGGGCTATACCGACTGGGTGCGCGGGCAGGCGAGTATCGATGTCAGCGACATCACCGACGCCATTCTGGAGCAGATCAAAGACACCGAACTCTTCAAGGACCTTATCAAGAACGCTGTCGAGACAAGCCAGACAGTTGCGGACATGGCTGCCTCAATAGCCGAAAATGCCGATCAGCTGGCGGCGGCCGTCGGCGCAAACCGGGAAACTGCCGAGGGCGTCATTAAAAACGCTCTGGCCATCGCAGAAGTGACGTTCCGGCAGTCGGCCCAGAACGGTGAGAACTCGGCGCAGTTCGAGCAACTGCGGCAGGTGATTGCCACAGAGACCGAGGCGCGGGTTACCGACGTCACCCGGCTGGATGCATCGACGGCAGCAAACGCAGCGGGCATCACTGAGGTGCGCGAGGCGATCGCCACCGAGGAAGAAGCGCGGGCGACGGCGGTTAGTCAACTGACGGCAGCAACTAAAACCGCCGCTGATAAAGCCGATGCGGCAAGTGATGCAGCTGATGCAGCTACTGAGCAGGTGGCGCAAAACACCGCGGCGATCACCGAACTCGATCAGGTGGTCACCACGCTGGACAGCGCCACGGCCTCCCGGTTCGATGAGCTGGCGGGCCAGACATCGGAGGCCAGCGGCAGTGTGCAGAATACGGCGGTAGCCCTGATTGAGAACACGCTGGCGCAGGTCAGTGCCCGGCGGACCCTGACGGCGGTGAATGCTGCCAACAGCGCCCAGATTGACCGCATTGATACGGTAGCGGTCAGCGACCGGGAAGCTACTGCACAGTCCATGCTGCAGATGTCCTCCCGGGTGGACAGTGCTGTCGCCTCGATCAACAGCATCAACCAGACGTTTGCTGATTACCGGCAGTCCACGGCATCGCAGATCACCTCGCTGACGGCCACGATCGGTGGCGTCAGTTCGTCAGTGACAACAAACGCCCAGGCGCTGGCTGACGTCAACGGCAAGCTGAACGCGATGTACAGCATCAAGGTAGGTCTTGCCAGTAATGGACAATACTATGCAGCAGGGATGGGGATTGGCGTAGAGAACACACCAGGTGGCATGCAGTCACAGATCGTCTTCCTGGCTGACCGCTTCGCCGTTACCACTACAGCTGGCAGTACGGTGACGCTGCCGTTTGTCATTCAGAACGGGCAGGTAATCATCCGTGATACCGTCATTGGAGACGCCACCATTACGCGCGCCAAACTGGCTGAGACGATCGATTCAGTTAATTTCGTGCCAGCGCAGACGGGTATGTCTATCAACTTCAGGACAGGGGCTGTACAGATCAATGGCGCTAACGCAGGCCAGGGCCGGTTTACGCTCGACAATAACCGGCTCGTTTCGTATGACCAGTACGGACGCCCGGCGGCAGTTATGGGGCAGAGGTTGTAATGCAGACATTTATCCAGGGAACCTCGTTTGACGCCATAAACTCGATGGCGGTTAACTACGTGATGGATGTGCTGGATATTTCCGGTTCGGGTAGCAAATCCTACCCCGCCGGATGTACCTACCAGGCGTCGCTACTTATCGAGTCGGTGATCCAGGCGATGCCGACTAATAACCCGTATCAGGTAACTGTTTCCGGGAATGTCGTCTCATGGAATGTGGCGACGCCGATCCGACTGGTAGTATTCGCCTCACCCAATACGGGGCGGGAGTCGGATTATTACGGATTCTCGCTCTACTCCTACGACGGCAACGGTAACCGGACAATTAAACTGGCGCCTGACTTCACCCCGTTTTGCCTGGTCAGCGTGATTGATGTTCCGCCGGGTAGCCAGAATATCGCCTCATCAATCCCGCTGGGTCAGAAAATCGTGACATTTATCCGGGCGCGCGACGGCGATGCGCGGATGCCGACGTCCTTTTACCAGCAGTACAATGCGGGGGGTAATTACGGATTCTCGTTCGTGCAGACGGGCGGCATGACGCAAACGGGCTGCCGGATGTACATCTTCTCAAACTACCTCGTTAACATACCTACGCATGGCTTTTTCCTGTACCGGGACGGAGCTATGGTGTGGCACAGCAATTGTCTGCCTTTGAACATGCGACTTTTGGAGGGGGATGCAACGTCGGGATCCCCAGTGGCGGTTACTCCCGGTATCACCTCCGGGATTTATATTCCACAGGATCCATCGAACCCACAATACGGCGGCTACCTGAACATGAACTGTTCCAGCGCGGGTATTTCTGGTGGCGTCTGGAAGGCGTCCTCCGCGGTGGTCTATTCGAGCCGGATTATTTCTTCCAGCGAGGCATCTGCGTTTAAGCCGTGGGCTATCAGCGGCAGGGTGGGCCTTATCGACAGCAGTATCTACGACCAGTATTACCCCTATGCG